AGGCCTGGGCGGAAGCCATGCCGTATTCGCGCAATGGACACAGCGGGTACCAGATTCTCTGGAATCCGACCGTTGCCCAAGAGATGCGGGAGGTGGCGTGATGGCACTTCCGATCATTACCGCTGATCAACGCATGCGCGAGAAAAAGGGCGTCAAGCTGGTTCTTCTTGGCAAGAGCGGCATTGGAAAAACCACGCAGCTCAAAACCCTGCCAGAGGACAAGACGCTGTTCGTCGATCTTGAGGCTGGTGACCTGGCCGTCAAAGACTGGCGAGGGGACTGCGTTCGCCCAACCACCTGGCCGGAGTTCCGTGACCTTGTCGTGTTCTTGGCAGGACCGAACCCTGCATTGCCTCCGGAAGCTCCCTACTCGCAGGCGCACTACGCGCATGTGTGTGAGCAATACGGTGATCCGAGCCAGTTGACCAAGTACGACTGCTATTTCGTCGACAGCATCACTGTGCTGGCACGCCTGGCACTGATCTGGGCCAAGACTCAGCCGCAGGCGATGTCTGATCGAACAGGCAAACCCGATACCCGTGGTGCCTATGGCCTTTTGGGTAGCGAGATGCTCGGTGCGCTGATGCATCTGCAACACGCTCGCGGCAAGCATGTCGTGTTCGTGGCCATCCTGGACGAGCGCCTCGATGACTTCAACCGCAAGGTGTTCGTCCCGCAAATCGAAGGCTCAAAGACGGCTGCCGAGTTGCCCGGCATCGTCGATGAAGTTGTGACGTTGGCCGAGATCAAGGCCGAAGACGGTGCGCCCTATCGCGCCTTCGTGACGCACACGCTTAACCCCTATGGCTTTCCCGCCAAAGACCGTTCGGGCCAGCTCGAAATGCTCGAACCCCCAAACCTGCGCGCTCTCATCGAAAAGTGCGCAGCAGCAACCCAACCTCAAAACAACAAGGAGTAAACCATGTCCGCTTGGAACGATTTCAACGATGCCGAACAACAACAATCATTTGACCTGATCCCCAAGGGCACGGTGGCTCCGGTGCGAATGACGATCAAGCCGGGTGGCCATGACGATGCCAGTCAAGGCTGGACGGGTGGCTATGCAACCCAGAGCTTTGAGACGGGGAGCATCTTCCTTGCCTGCGAGTTCGTGATTCTGGACGGTGAATACGCTCGTCGCAAGATGTGGTCGAACGTCGGCTTGCACAGCTCTAAGGGACCTGCCTGGGGAAACATGGGGCGCACATTCATTCGTGCTGTCCTGAATTCTGCTCGCAATATCCAGCCGCAGGACAACTCTCCCCAAGCGTCAGCCGCACGTCGCATCCAAGGCTTCAACGAGCTCGATGGCATTGAGTTCGTGGCTCGCATCGATGTTGAGAAAGACGGACGCGGTGAACTTCGCAATGTGGTGAAGATTGCCGTGGAGCCTGACCAGGCCGACTATCCGCGTGCGTCAGCGCCTGCCGCTCAACGTTCTGCTGCGACCTATCAAGCACCTCCTGCCAGCAGTGCTCCTGCACAGGCCGGGCGGGCACCTGTCTCGGGCAAACCGAGCTGGGCTCAGTAAGGAGGGTTAATGAAATGCTGGGTCTGCAACAGACAGGCCCGGGGTTTCGGCCACACCGACAACCGTCACGGTGTGGGCCATCCCCGGCGCTACCCAATCGACTGGGTTTTTTGCTCGAAAAAATGTCAGGACGTCTTCCATGCGATGTACGGGAACTGGCAGCGCGTGCTCGATGGGCGAGCCGATATGAAGGAGGTTCCCATGATTGATCCTTCTGATATCGAGCTGGCCTCCATGAAGAAGTGCCTTAAAGCATTCGGTGAGTCCGCAGGCGAAATTGGCTTTGACAAACCACTGGGGGAATATTCCGAAGAGCAAGCCCTGCGCGTCATCGATGCCATCGTGACATGCTGGACCGATGCCATGCTGGCACATCACGAACAGACGAAGTTTCCGCCAGTGCATGGGATGAAGGCAACGCCTGATCCTCTGGCACACCCATTCGCCGACATGGAGGATGAATTGCCTTGGGTGGTGGAAGGAGAGAAGAAATGATGGACTTCAATTCTTCTTCCAGCATCTCGGGTCAGGTCAGTGCGCTCATCGATGCCGGGCTGCAAAAGCGCCAGGCCGAACAACGTCCGAGAAGTTATCTCGGTGCATCGCGCTTAGGCGTCTCTTGCGAGCGAGCCTTGCAGTACGAGTTTGCGAAGGCTCCAGTAGATCCTGGTCGTGAGCATCCTGGTCGATTGCTTCGCATCTTTGAGCGTGGCCATCTCTCAGAGGAAAGCATGATCCAGTGGATGCGGCAAGCAGGCTTTGATCTGCGCACGACCAAACCCAATGGTGAGCAATTCGGATTTGCGGCACTCGATGGCCGCCTGGCTGGCCACATTGACGGTGTGATCGTTGATGGTCCTGATGGCTTTAAGTATCCCGCCTTGTGGGAGAACAAATGTCTTGGCTCCAAGTCCTGGCGTGACCTCGAGAAAAACAAGCTGGCGATCTCAAAGCCGATCTATCACGCACAGGTGGTGCTGTACCAGGCCTATCTGGAGCTGCATGAAAACCCTGCGGTTTTCACGGCAGTCAATGCCGACAGCATGGAGATCTATACCGAGTTGGTGCCCTTTGATGCGGCATTGGCGCAGCGCATGTCTGACCGTGCGCTCAAGGTGATCTCTGCGACCGACGCGGGCGAATTGCTCGCTCGCGCTTACCAAGACCCCACTCATTTTGAATGCCGGATGTGCGCATGGCAGGACCGGTGCTGGAGACAAATCAATGACGGACGTTAATCAAATTCTCAGCGAAAGGCTGGTCGATGCACATGAGGCGGCCTACTGCTTGAAGATGCCTTTGTACCTTTTCACACACCCCAAAGAACGTGAACGTCTTGGGTTGCCGCATTACCGCGTCGGGAAGATGGTTCGCTTCAAGGTGAGTGAACTGATGGAGTGGATGCAGGTGGGGGGAGAAAAGTCGGATGCTTGATTTCAATGACAACGACTCGCCTGCGCACAAAGACACGGATGCCACCAGAGAGCAGTTGCGTGCATCGCTGATTGATCGACTCGAATCGGTTCTGACGGGATTGTTCCCTGCTGGCAAGAAGCGACGCGGCAAGTTCCTGATCGGGGACGTCTTGGGCAGTCCTGGTGACAGCCTCGAGGTTGTCCTTGACGGGGAGAAGGCGGGGCTCTGGACAGATCGAGCCACTGGTGACGGCGGCGACATCTTTGATCTGATCGCTGCCTACCTTGGCGCTGACGCTCAGGCTGACTTTCCTCGGGTGCTTGACTATGCCGCTGAACTGGTTGGACAGGCTGCGCCCACCCAAACCCGCAAGGCCAAGAAGGAAGCTCCGGTCGATGAGTTGGGACCAGCTACGGCCAAGTGGGACTACTTTGATCCCACCGGCCACCTGATCGCCGTCGTCTACCGCTATGACCCACCCGGAGGCAAGAAGGAGTTCCGTCCCTGGGATGCCAAGCGGCGCAAGATGGCTCCGCCTGATCCTCGTCCGCTTTACAACCAGCCGGGGATGATTGCTGCCGAACGGGTGATCTTGGTTGAAGGCGAAAAGTGTGCGCAGGCATTGATTGCCGCAGGCATCACGGCCACGACGGCGATGCACGGAGCCAACGCACCGGTGGACAAGACTGACTGGTCACTTCTGGCGGGCAAGGTCGTCCTGGTCTGGCCTGATCGGGATAAGCCGGGCTGGGAGTACGCGATGGCAGCGGCGCAGGCGGTATTGGACGCTGGCGCTCTCTCGTGCGATGTGCTCTTGCCGCCGGATGACAAGGCTGATGGATGGGATGCAGCCGATGCGTTGACCGAGAGCTTTGACGTTGACACGTTCATTGCGTCTGGCCCGCGCATGTGTGTGAAGTCCACCAAGGCCATGACAACGCAGGATGCCACGGTGTGGGCGACCGACGATGCGCTGACGCTGGCGTTCACCTCCCGATACGCGGATGAGTGGCGATATTGCGCAGCCTGGGGCAAATGGCTGGTATGGACTGGTTGCCGTTGGCAGCCCGATGAGACATTGATGTCGCATCACCTCATTCGTGCCATCTGTCGTGAGGCTGCGCTCAAGGTGGACTCGCATCGCCTGGCCGCCAAGTTGCTGGCCAGCAGCACCGTGGGCGGTGTCGATCGCATGGCCAGGTCAGATCGCCGCCATGCCTCTACCACCGAGGAATGGGACGCGGACCTGTTCTTGCTCAACACCCCTGGCGGTGTGGTCAATCTCAAGGTGGGCGTGACGCGTCCTCACGACCGAGCTGACCGCATGACCAAGATTGCCACGGCCACTCCAAGGGGTGACTGCCCGCAGTGGAAGGCATTCTTGAACGATGTGACCGGCGGCGACCTTCTCTTGCAGGAGTACTTGCAGCGCATGGCGGGTTACTGCCTGACCGGGGCAACCAGCGCCCACGCATTGTTCTTCTTGTACGGAACCGGTGCGAACGGCAAGTCGGTGTTCGTGAACACCTTGGCCAGCATCTTGGGCGACTACGCCACGAGCGCACCCATGGACACGTTCATGGATGCACGGGGAGACCGTCACCCAACCGACCTGGCCGGTCTGCGTGGCGCACGCTTTGTCGCGTCAGTGGAAACCGAGCAAGGCAGGCGCTGGAACGAATCGAAGGTCAAGGCCATCACTGGTGGCGACAAGGTGTCGGCGCGCTTCATGCGTCAAGACTTCTTTGAGTACATCCCGCAGTTCAAGCTGCTCATTGCGGGCAACCACAAGCCCTCAATCCGAAACGTGGACGAGGCCATGAAGCGGCGTCTGCACTTGATCCCGTTCACGGTGACGATTCCTCCCGAGAGGCGAGACGGCAAGCTGACCGAGAAACTGTACGCGGAGCGTGACGGTATTTTGGCCTGGGCGGTCGAAGGATGCCTGGCCTGGCAACGCGATGGCCTGCGTCCACCCGAGTGCGTGGTCTCTGCAACCGAAGAGTATTTCGAAGCGGAAGACGCTTTGGGTCAATGGATTGAAGAGCGCTGCATCTTGAGCAAGACCCATCGCGAAGGCGTCTCAGATCTGTTTACCGATTGGCGTGAATGGGCTGAGCGTGCTGGCGAGTACGTGGGCTCGATCAAACGGTTCTCCGAGTTGATGTCGACCCGCAAGTTCGAGAAGTGCCGACTGCATGGCGGTGCGCGCGCAATCGCGGGCATCAGTCTACGACCTAAGCCTCATATCGGTGGCGGCTACCCGTACCGAGACGATTGAACAAACCCATGGTGACGGATTTGACAGTCTTACTGATTAACCCCTCACGCGTGCGCGTACACACACGATAGAGAGTTAACCGTGAAACGTGTCAAACCCGTCACCCAGCAAAAAACTGGAGACGAAATGAACATGACGATTCTTGCCCTGGACCTGGGCACAACGACTGGCTGGGCATTGATGCATGCAGACGGTCAGATCACAAGCGGCAGCCAATCCTTCAAGCCTCAACGCTTTGAGGGAGGCGGTATGCGGTTCCTGAAATTCAAACGCTGGCTCACAGACGTCAAGCAATGCACCTCAGGCATTGACCTGGTTGTGTTTGAGGAAGTGCGTAGACATGCGGGGGTAGATGCCGCACATGCCTACGGTGGCTTTATGGGTCAACTGACTGCCTGGTGTGAGCATCATCAAATTCCCTACGAAGGCGTGCCAGTCGGAACGATCAAGAAGCACGCAACCGGCAAGGGAAACGCTGGCAAGGAGGACATGATCGCGAGCGCACAAGCACGTGGCCACAATCCTGCAGACGACAACGAAGCGGATGCGATTGCACTGGTCTACCTGACCCACGATCGCCAGATGCCACAGGAGGTTTGAGATGAAAGTCCCAGCACAACCCTATCGCTGCGCTCTTGGAAAGGTGCAGCCTGTCGTGACTGACCTGGATGCCGTCAAGCGTTCAGGCTGGCGTGAGCAACACATCCTGGTCATCTCCGATCAAGACGAGCGACTTGACTTCCTCGAGCGTGAGTTCATCAAGCGCATTGGCGAGCGTCTCTATGGAGCAGGAGGCAAGCATGACTAAGACGATCACCATCTGGACTGTTGATGATGTGGCAGCACGTTTTAGTGATGCCGCTTACACGTCCTGCCGACTTCCTCCCGTGCGTGTCCAGGGATATGTAAGCCCTTGGATGAGCCTTGCCATGCAAGTGCCCAATCGCTACCCAGACCCTGAGCGTGTCTATCGCCCCATGCCACCCGGTCCTGAGGCGGTCGAACGCATGCTCGAGACGATGCGTTGGGTTCAGTGGCTGGAGGAAGAGCAACGACACCTGGTCTGGATGCGGGCCAAGCGATACGAGTGGCATCAGATCGGTCGTCGCTTTGCCTGCGATCGAAACACCGCAGCCAGGCGTTGGAAGAAGGCCATTCAACTGGTCACCGACAAGCTCAACGATGCAATCAACTCATGCGCGTAAATTGGCGTGATTTGAACAAGTTGGTGGGCAATGTGGGTGCACGTGAGGCAATGAGCGAATTTACCCAGTGCAGCATTTCAGTCCAATTGAGCGTACATTTTCAGCTATGGTGTGGAAAGGAGTGCAGGCCACTCCCTCCACACAAATTTCTGGGTCCTTCCTCGCCAAATCCCTATGCGGGGGGCAAAGGCCCGAGATTTCGATAGCGACAGATTGGAAAACCGGGTTTGCAGTTCGCACCGGGTTTGCACCTCCCCCTCACCCCCCCCCCAAGGACTTTATGACTCCCGAGATCAGAATGATCGCGGTGGATTCGCTCATCCCTTATGCGCGAAACGCCCGCACACACAGCGACGGCCAAGTGGCTCAGATTGCAGCATCCATTGCCGAGTTTGGGTTCACCAACCCGATCCTGTCGGATGGCGAGCGCGGAGTGATTGCTGGGCATGGTCGTTTGATGGCTGCCCGAAAGTTGGGGCTCACAGAAGTGCCTGTGATCGAGTTGGCGCACCTGACGCCAACCCAGAAAAAGGCCTACATCCTGGCCGACAACCGGATTGCCGAAAACGCAGGCTGGGATGAGGAGCTTCTGAAACTGGAGCTGGCTGAGCTGCAGGCTGCTGAGTACGACTTGGACCTGATGGGCTTCAGCGATGAGGAAATCGACAAGCTGCTCAATGGCGATGAACAAAGCGATGGTCTGACCGACGAAGATGCAGTACCGGAAACCCCAGTAGAACCGACATCAAAGCCGGGCGACCTGTGGATCCTCGGCAACCATCGCTTGCTTTGCGGAGACTCCACGGTCCTGACGGACGTGGAGCGCCTGATGGATGGCCAACTAGCTGACATGGCGTTCACCGATCCACCCTACAACGTGGACTATGGCAACAGCGCCAAGGACAAGATGCGAGGCAAAGACCGACGCATCCTTAACGATGCCTTGGGTGACGGCTTCTACCAATTTCTCTATGACGCTTGCGTCAACCTGCTGGTGGTCACCAAGGGCGCTTGCTACGTGTGCATGAGTTCATCGGAGCTGCACACCTTGCAAAAAGCCTGGCTGGATGCGGGCGGCAAGTGGTCGACTTTCGTGATTTGGGCCAAGAACACCTTCACGCTGGGTCGAGCGGATTACCAGCGTCAGTACGAACCGATCTTGTACGGCTGGAAGCAGGGAACCGATCACTTCTGGTGCGGCGACCGAGACCAGGCAGATGTCTGGTTCTATAACAAGCCGCGTGTCAACGATCTGCATCCGACCATGAAACCGGTCGAGCTGGTTGAGCGAGCCATTCGCAATTCGTCCAAGAGCCGCGATGTCGTTCTGGATCTATTTGGTGGCTCCGGAACCACCTTGATTGCGTGTGAGAAGACGGGGCGTCAAGCTCGCTTGATTGAACTGGATCCGAAATTTGTGGACGTGATCGTCAAACGCTGGGAAGACTACACCGGCAAGAAAGCCGTTCGAGAAAACGGTGGCTCAGAACTGGAGCAGACATTGCAGGCCAATGAGCAAGAGGCGGCGGATCAGCTGCAGTCTTGAGCAATTCCGCTTTGGATCACAAGCCCAGTGAGATATGGCAGCCCCTTGGGGATTCCGTGGGTTCGCTGGGTCGTGCGTCCAATTTTCCAGCTCATCCATTTCTCGATAGCAAGAGTCACTGCCTGGTGCATGTCTGGGTGAACCAACAGAGTGTCTTGAACCGCATCAGCAAAGTGACGACCATGGCGGCTATCCAAGAAAATACGGACGGATTCAAGCGGCTCGCCGGTGGCTTTGAAGATTTCCGTCATGGCCATTGGCCAAGCGACGCTCGCGTAGCCACCCATCGTTCCCCAAAATCCCCAGGACTCGTTTTCGGAGGCGGGAATTTTGAGCGGGTCTTGTCCTGGTGATGTTTGCATGGCTCACCCCAATCGGGCAACGTAGCGTGGGTAATCCCCGCCAGATGGATCGATGAACAGATAGGGGCGACCGGGTGCGTGAACTTGGACGCAAAGGCGTCCTTGTCCCAAGTAGCCGCCCTTGCCCTTGAGCCAGTCGCGCGACTTGAAGAGATTCATCGCGAATCCGTCGAACTCTTCGGGCTCCATCTCACGGACCTCGGTGACGTAGACGATGTAATCGCCGCTGCCTGCGATGTCGTTGATGTCGCTGGGTTTACGTCCGAAAGGCAAGCGGATGCTCAGCTCTTGAACCTCAATCTCCTGGCCGTCGAAATTCACGGTCAAGGGTTTGCATTCGATGTTGAGGATGATGTTTTTCATGTGAACCTCAGGCGATGCGGTAGGTGCGTTGTTGGCCATCGGTTTTCTCGGAAACGATGCTCAAACCGAGCTTCTTTTTCAGGGCTCCGGCCATGCAGCCCCTGACCGTGTGCTGTTGCCACCCGGTGGCCTGGACCATCTGCTCGAGCGTTGCCCCCTCCGGACGCTGGAGCAATTCGATCAGCGCGGCCTGCTTGGTGCCCTCTCGTTTGGAGGGTGTTGCCTTGACCTCGATCGCAATGCCAAGGGCGCTGCGCCCTGCGTCGGTGATTGCAAATTGCGTGGTGCCGTCCTCGGCTTGGCTGTGGGCGGCAATGAGCTTGGCGTTGGCTAGGGATGTCAAAACCTTAAGCCGCGCACCCCCTTTGAGATTGGCCGGGAAGTCGGTCAGCAAGTGCTCTGGATGCTGGGCCGCTGCGGTGAGCAGATTGGTTTGGGTCTCGGAGAGTTTCATGGTTTTTCCTTTTAAAAATGGTGATGTGATGAACGCTTCATTCCGCTCGCTTATCAAGCGATTTCTGAATCTTTTTTCTTTCCCTGTGGCTTCTTCGTCTGCGCCTTCAGGCCAGCCTGATAAGCCGCTTGCAGAGCAGCCTCAATTCCCCAAACCGACACGTCGTGAAAATCCAGCCGGTCCGAATGCTGCGTCTGCAGCGTCTGGACAAAAAGGTGCTCGCGTGCGATCAGCTCCAAAAGGCAAGAAGGCGCGTTGATGGCGTTGGTGGTTTTCTTGTGGTTCATGCGGCGCTCCAAAAAACGTTGATTGATGACCGTATGAACGCTTCATTTCCGAACAACATCAAGTCAATTTCTTAGCCAGACTCTTTCACTTGGGTATGACCGATCGACTCTCAATTCGGGCCTATGCGCGCCACCGAGGGGTGTCCGATACGGCGGTACGCAAGGCCATCGAGGCCGGGCGGATCACCCCCAACGCTGACGGCACGATCAATGCGGCGCAGGCCGACGCTCAATGGAGCAAAAACACAGATGCCACGCAGCAGCGGGGCAAACACAAGCCCGTCTCCAATGAGGCGATTGCGGGAATACGGGAAACGCTGGGTGAATCAGCGGGCGCGTTTGAACCCAAAGGCGGTGGCACCACCTTGCTGCAGGCCAAGACCGCCAATGAGGTGCTCAAGGCGCAGACCAACAGGGTGCGACTCGCCCGCCTCAAAGGCGAGTTGGTCAATCGTGACCAGGCCGTTGCACACGTTTTTAAGATGGCACGCGCCGAGCGCGATGCTTGGTTGAATTGGCCTGCGCGAGTAGCTGCGCAGATGGCCGCTGACCTCAATGCCGATGGGCATACCTTGCATGTGCTGCTGGAAAAAGCCGTGCGCAATCACTTGATCGAACTGGGCGATTTGGCTGTTCGATTGGACTGAGCCCTGATGGGGGCTTGAGGCTTTACGGAATGCAGGAATGTGTTGGAACACTATGACGGACTTGATGCCATCGCTGAAGCGTGGCGCGAGGGGCTCACCCCCGACCCACTGTTGACAGTGTCTGAATGGGCAGATCAGTACCGAGTGCTATCGGGAAAGTCGGCCTCGGAGCCGGGCAAGTGGCGAACCAATCGCACGCCTTATCTCAAGGAAATCATGGACTGTCTCTCGCCGACGTCACCCGTCGAGCGGGTGGTGTTCATGAAAGGCGCGCAGGTCGGCGGCACGGAGTGCGGCAACAACTGGATTGGCTATGTCATCCATTTGGCCCCTGGTCCCATGATGGCTGTTGCGCCGACGGTCGAGATGGCCAAGCGAAACTCCAAACAGCGAATTGATCCACTCATCGAAGAGAGCCCGACGCTCTCTGGCTTGATCGCCCCCGCAAGGGCGCGCGATTCAGGCAACACCATCCTGGGCAAAGAGTTCCGTGGTGGCGTGCTGGTGATGACGGGCGCAAACAGCGCCGTGGGTCTGCGCTCGATGCCGGTGCGCTATTTGTTTCTGGATGAGGTTGATGGCTACCCGGGTGACGTTGAAGGAGAAGGTGATGCGATTGCATTGGCTGAGGCTCGAACCCGAACCTTTGCACGCAGAAAAATTTTCATCGTCTCGACGCCAACAATTTCTGGATCGTCGCGAATTGAGCGCGAGTACGAGCAAACAGACCAGCGACAGTTCATGGTCCCGTGCCCGCACTGCGCCCACGAACAAGTCTTGGCTTTCGAACAATTGATCTGGGAAAAAGGACTGCCCGAGACGGCGCACTACAAGTGCGAATCGTGCGAGCAGCCCATTTACGAATACCAAAAGACCGAGATGCTCGAGCGGGGACGGTGGCAGTCATCGATTCCGGATTACGTTGGCAAAACAGTGGGGTTTCACCTGTCCAGTCTGTACAGCCCTGTGGGCTGGCGCAGTTGGGCTGACATCGCTGCAGCCTGGGAAGCGGCGCAAGGATCTGCAACTGCCTTGAAAGCATTCAAAAACACAGAGCTGGGCGAGACCTGGGTCGAGCAAGGCGAAACCCCCGAATGGGAGCGTTTGCTGGAGCGCCGTGAGGACTACCGAATCGGCACCGTCCCACTGGGGTCGGCTTTGCTGTGCGCCGGGGTGGACGTTCAAAAGGACCGCATCGAGGTTTCGGTTTGGGCATTCGGTCGGGGCAAAGAGGCGTGGCTGGTTGAGCACCGTGTGCTGGCCGGTGACACCTCCCGCGATACGGTCTGGCAGCGGCTTCGTGAAATGCTCGATGAGTCCTGGACGCATGCGTCTGGGGTGCAGTTACGTTTGAGTCGCATCGGCCTGGATACAGGATATGCCACCCAAGAGGCCTATGCCTTCGTGCGCAAGATGCGTGACTCTCGGCTGCTACCCATGAAGGGTGTGGCCCGTGGTGCTGCACTTGTCGGGTTGCCGACCGCTGTGGACATGACTGTGGGCGGCAAGAAGCTGCGCCGGGGAGTTCGTGTCTATTCAGTTGTGGGTGGCATTGCCAAGCTGGAGTTCTACAACCATCTGCGCAAAACCATGGAAGTGACCGAGGACGGTGAGATCCTGTATCCCGCTGGGTATGTCCACTTACCCAAGGTCGATGTCGAATTTGTGCAGCAGTTGTGCTCAGAGCAGTTGGTTACGCGCCGGGATCGCAATGGTTATCCGGTGCGTGAGTGGCAAAAGATCCGCGAACGCAACGAGGCACTTGATTGCTACGTTTATGCACGGGCAGCAGCGAGCCTCGCTGGTCTTGACCGATACGAGGAACGTCATTGGCGCGAATTGGAAAAACCGCTAGGTGTTACAGGGCCACCTGAAGACGCCCAATCAACCAAGCAAGAAGCCACCCCCAGCGGTGGCTTTGTTGTTTCTAAAGGACCACAACGCGGCAGGCGCTTAATTCGCAGCCGGTGGATGAACTGATGACGACCTATACCCAAGAGCATGCACAAGCGCTGCGAGAAGCCATTGCCAGTGGTGAACATCGGGTGACGTACGACGGTAAAACGATCGAGTACCGAACTGTTTCCGATCTCAAACTGGCCTTGGCAGAGGTAGAAGCCGCGCTGGCATCCGACAGCGGAAAAACCAAGACGCGTCAAATCCGGGTCACCACAGCCAAAGGGTTCTGACATGGCCTTTTGGAAAAAACTCACGGCCTATGTGGGCTGGAATTCCGTTCACGAGGCTGCTGGCTCAGGTCGCAGGTCTCGTGTTTGGAATCCTGGTGATCCGGGAGCTGTCTCGGCGATGCTGGCCACGGGCAACCAACTGCGGGTCAAGTCTCGGGATCTGGTGCGCAGAAACGCCTGGGCGGCCAACGCGGTCGACAGCTTTGTCTCTAATGCCATCGGCACGGGGATCAAACCGCAATCCTTGGTGGATGACCCCAAGTTCCGGGAGAAGGTTCATGCGCTGTGGTGGCAGTGGGTGGAGGAAGCAGATAGCAACAACCTCACCGATTTCTACGGCCTGCAGTCACTTGCATGTCGGGCGATGGTCGAGGGTGGCGAATGCCTGATCCGCATCCGCAATCGACGGCAGGAAGATGGCCTGAGTGTGCCGATCCAGTTGCAGATTCTGGAGCCCGAGCACCTGCCTTTGAGCCTGAACACGATCAGTGCATCGGGCAACCCGATCCGTAGCGGCATCGAGTTTGATGCCCTTGGGCGTCGGGTTGCCTACCACCTGTACCGCGAGCATCCGGGTGACCCGAGCTTGACGGTCAATGGCAACGATCTGGTGCCGGTCCCAGCTGAGGAGATCGTCCACCTGTTTCGCCCCCTGCGACCTGGACAGATTCGCGGCGAGCCATGGCTGTCGCGGGCCTTGGTCAAGCTCAATGAGCTCGATCAGTACGACGACGCAGAGTTGGTTCGTAAAAAGACGGCGGCCATGTTCGCGGGATTCATCACGCGTCAATCACCCGAAGACCAACTGCTGGGCGAAGGTGAAGCGGATGAAATGGGCGTGGCCATGACGGGTTTGGAGCCGGGCACCTTGCAAGTTCTGGAGCCTGGTGAGGACGTGAAGTTCTCCGATCCTGCGGATGTAGGTGGCTCGTATGCGGAATTCCTGCGGGTGCAGTTTCGCGCAGTCGCTGTGGCCATGGGCATCACCTACGAGCAGTTGACCGGTGATCTGTCGGGCGTGAATTACTCGTCGATCCGTGCCGGTCTCCTGGAGTTCCGTCGCCGATGTGAAGCCATCCAGCATGGCGTGATCGTGCATCAGATGTGCCGCCCGATCTGGCGTGCATGGATGGATGCCGCAGTGCTCAGTGGCGCACTGACAGCGACAGGTTATGCCAAGAGCCGTCAGTCCGCCAGAGCGTGGCAGGCGGTGAAGTGGATCCCGCAAGGCTGGCAGTGGGTGGATCCCGAGAAGGAGTTCAAAGCCCTGCAGCTGGCCATTCGCTCCGGCTTGATGAGCCGCTCTGAGGCCATCTCGTCCTTTGGCTACGACGCGGAAACGATCGACAAAGAGATTGCGGCAGATAACGCCAGGGCAGATGCATTGGGGCTCGTTCTTGATACGGACCCAAGGCAAGTGGCCCGCAATGGTGCAACCAACTCGGCTGCTCCCTCGCTCCCTCCTGACTCACCAAGCGCGTCCTTGGTGGATCAGCAAACCTGAAACCAGAGGACTTATGAACCACATCTCGTCGATGCCACATTTGGCATCGCGAATCTTTGGCACGCCCCTGCTGATTCACCCCAGAAAACTGGATGTGATTCTCTCGGTGCTTGGCCCCCGTTTGGGATTGGCCATGTCAGACGATTCGCAACAACTCATCAAGCACTTGGCTGCGCAGGCCCCGCCTGCCGCATCCACATCGCTGTCATCGAACATTGCTGTCATTAGCGTGTCCGGCACCTTAGTGCGGCGAGCGGCAGCGGTCGATGCGGCTTCGGGTCTGACCAGTTACGCGGCCATCAGCGCGCAGCTTGCGCAGGCCGTGCGTGACCCAGCAGTCAATGCGATCTTGCTGGACATCGATTCACCAGGCGGTGAGGCGGGGGGTGCGTTTGATCTGGCCGACCAGATCGTGGCGGCTCGGCAGATCAAACCCATCTGGGCCGTTGCCAACGACGACGCGTTCTCTGCAGCGTATGCCATCGCCAGCGCAGCCACCCGGGTCTATGTCACCCGAACCGGTGGTGTGGGCTCTGTTGGCGTGATCGCACTGCATGTGGATCAGTCCCAGCGGGACGCCATGAGCGGGCTTCGCTACACGGCGGTGTATGCCGGGGACCGCAAGAACGACATGTCGCCCCATGCGCCTTTGTCCACCGATGCGGCGCAAGCCCTGCAGGCCGAAGTGGACCGGCTGTATGGCCTGTTCGTGTCGACGGTCGCAGTCAACCGAAACCTCTCAGCGCAAGACGTTCAAGACACCGAAGCCGGGCTGTATTTCGCACAAGACGCGATTGATGCCGGTCTGGCCGATGTGGTCGGGACGCTTGACGACGCACTGATCGCTCTGAGTGAAGAGCTCCAAATGAAAACGACATCCATCGCGCGAATTCAAGGTTCGGGCCGCGAGATGGGGATCTCCACGCCCGGGCCGTCCATGAAAAGGAGCGTTTGCATGCAAAACGATGCAACCCAAACTGCCGATGGGCAGACCAACCAAGAAGAGCAACACCAACCAGCCGACCAGACAGGTACTGGGCCTGCACAAGATGGCGATGCCGCGCAAAGCACGGGAGATCAACCCGGCGCCCAGGTGCAAGCCAGTGCCGCAGCTCAAGGCCACGACATCAAGGCGGCCAGTGCACAGGTGCTGGCCATTGCCGAGATGTGTCTTCTGGCGGGCAAGTCCGAGATGACGGCGGGCCTGATCGAGCGTGGTGTCTCAGTTGACCAAGCACGCAAGGAGCTGTTGGCGGCCAAGGCCTCTGGCTCTCCCGAAATCTCCAGCCGCATCTTGCCCGAGGCAGGAACCCAAACCCAAGCCAAGCCCGAAGACAGCCCCGTCGTTCGTGCCGCGCAGCAGCGCGCTCAAAGGCAGCGTGACGCAGCGCAAGTCACCCACCGTTAATAGGAGAACCTGATGACTGCCATTACCAATGACCTCACCTTGGGCGACCTGCTCAAGTACGAAGAGGAAAACCTGTATTCCCGTGACCAGGTCACGGTGCTTTCTGGACAAAACCTCAAGCTCGGTGCCGTGATTGGCCGAGTCAGTGCGACCCAAAAGGTCAAAGCACTCGACCCTTCTGCAACCGACGGTTCCGAGGTTGCCGCTGGCGTGGTGCTGCAAAGCATCGATGCCAGTGCCGCAGAAAAAACCAACGGCCTGATCGTTTCGCGTCAAGCCATCGTGGCCGATCACGCGCTGATCTGGCCTGCAGCCATCACCACGGAAGAAAAAACCGCAGCCATCGCTCAGCTCGAAGCGATCGGCGTCCTCGTTCGCCAAGGAGTCTAAGCAATGAACAATCCTTTCCAGTCCCCTGCGTTTTCGATGACGGCGCTCACCGCTGCCATCAACATCCTGCCCAACCAGTTCGGCAAGCTCGATCAGATCAACCTGATGCCTGCTCGTCCTGTGCGCTTTCGCCAAATTGCGGTGGAAGAGCGCAATGGCGTTCTGAACCTGCTGCCTACGCTGCCTGTCGGTGCCCCTGGCACGGTGGGCAAGCGTGGTCGCCGCACGCTGCGCTCGTTCATCATCCCGCACATTCCGCACGACGATGTGGTGCTGCCCGAAGAAGTGCAAGGCCTGCGTGCCTTTGGTTCTGAAACCGACACCGAAACCATCGCGAACGTGATGGCCGAGCATCTGCAGTCGATGCGCAACAAGCACGCCATCACGCTGGAGCATTTGCGCATGGGCGCACTCAAAGGCGTGATCCTGGATGCAGACGGTTCGGTTCTCTACAACCTCTTCGATGAGTTCGGAATTGAGCCCAAGGAGTTCAACTTCGCGCTCAACAACGAGAAAACCGATGTCAAGAAGAAGTGCCTGGATCTCAAGCGCTACCTTGAGCTCAACCTAAAGGGAGAGTACATGACTGGCGTTCGCGTGCTGGTCTCTCCGGAGTTCTTTGATCTGCTGACGGCTCACCCCAATGTGGTCAAGGCATATCAGTGGTACCAGGAGAGTCTGGCGCTGCGTGCAGACCAACGCACGGGCTTCACCTTTGCAGGTGTCACTTTCGAGGAGTATCTGGGCCAAGCGTCCGATGTGGACGGCAATGTGCGCAAGTTCATTGCCTCTGGCGAAGGTCATGCATTCCCCGAGGGCACAGTGGATACCTTTGCCACGTATTTCGCGCCAGCTGACTTCAATGAAACGGTCAATACGCTGGGCCAGCCCCTGTACGCCAAGCAAGAGCCTCGTGAGTTTGGTCGCGGCACGGATCTGCACACGCAGAGCAATCCGCTGCCGATGTGCCACCGTCCGGGGCTCCTGGTCAAGCTCCTGGCCAGCTGATGCCGCGCGATCCGTTTGCACTGGGTGTCAAACGGCTGTTCGCAAGTTTGGGCTCCCCGGCGCAGTACAGCACTGTGGCCGGGGAGACCATCGAACTCAAAGTCATCAGCAAGGCACCGGATTCGGTGCAGGAATTCGGCCAGTCACACCTGGCGGTGACCTCGTACCGGTTTGACTTGCAAGCAGCCGATGTTGCCCGTCCTCAAGAGGGCGATCGCCTGACGTGGCGCGGTGGCATCTATGTCATTCAAGGCGATGCGCTGGTCGACCGTGATCACTTTATCTGGACGGTGAGCGCCTACCCCTTGCCTGACTATCCAGCGATGGCGAGGTGAGCATGAGCGTGCGACTTCTGGCTGCCCTGCAGGGCGATCTCTCCAAAATGATGGCGCAGGAGTTGAACTCGGCGCGGGTGGCGGTAACCACTGGCGTGCGCGAGGCGACGCAAGGGCTCAAGAGTGAATTGCGCTCGCAAATCGAAGGCTCTGGTCTGGGCTCGCGTCTTGCCAATACCTGGCGTGGGGAGGTGTATCCGAAAGGACGCCCCAGCTTGGGTTCGGCGGGGCTTGTTTACAGCCGAGCGCCTGTTGTCGTTGCGGCACACGACCAAGGCGCGTTGATCCGTTCGAAGAACGGGTTTTGGCTCGCTATCCCGCTCCCTGCAGCAGGCACTGGGCCACGCGGCAAACGCATGACTCCGGGTCTGTGGGAGCGCATGCGTGGTCAACGACTTCGCTTTGTGTATCGCTCGGGCAAGCCGTCGCTGTTGGTGGCGGACAACCTCCGGGCGAAAGCAGGTAAGCGCGGAGGCTTCGCGGCTGCATCGGCATCCGCTCAGAAATCAGGACGGGGGCTGACCACAGTCCCCATTTTTTTTCTGGTACCGCAAGCCCAACTCAAGAAGAAATTCGACATCGCCAGTGCAGCCCAGCGCTGGCAAGACAGGCTGATGGTCTTGGTCACGCAGTCGTGGCCAGAAGAAAGCGCGGACACATGAAATGACGATCAAAACCAGCCAACGAGAAGCGGCGCTGGGGGCTTTGTTCACGCTGTTGGACGGCCTTCCTCTGCAGCCTAGTGCCATACGCAGAAATTCATCTTTGCCTGAGCGTCTCAGCGAGCACGCCATGGTGTTCCTGCGAGATGGAGACATGACTCAGGTCGATGTCACCTTGTCGCCTGTGACCTATTTGTGGGAGCACGCGGCAAGCATCGAAATCTATGTTGCACACCCCGAGGCATCTGCCAGAGATGCGCGCATGGATGAATTGCTTCAGGCGCTGGGCACCCTAGTCTTGACCGATCCTACCTTGTCTGGACAGATCGATCACACCGAAGTGATGCCACCCAAATTTGAAGACGTCACACCTGAAGGGTCTGTGGGCATCAAGGCCTGCACGCTTGACGTGGTGATGCATTACGCGAGCAGCCATCCCTTGGCCTGATCGCCCACAAACCTTAACTACTTGGAGATTCACCATGGCTCGTGCATATGGCGCGAACGCCAGCCTATTGGCTGCGTTTGAACCCACCTACGGAACCACACCGACTGGAGACTTTGGAAAGATTCCCTTTGTCTCCACCACCTTGGGCTCAGAACAGGGCTTGATTGCCAACGATCTGATTGGCCTGGGACGAGACCCGAGTGCGCCCATCCGTGACGTAATCAAAGTAGAGGGTGACATCGTCATTCCCATCGACCTGCGCAACATCGGTATGTGGCTTAAAGCTCTCCTGGGCAGTCCAGTGAGCCTTGGAGACACTGCGCACACCCACACCTTCGTTTCTGGCAACTCAGGTCTGCCGAGCTTGTCACTGGAGACGGGACTGCCGGACATCCCAGCGTACTTTTTGGCCTCTGGTGTGATGGCCAACTCGCTGCAGGTGAAGTTCGCCCGATCTGGCGCAGCGGATGCCACCTTGGGCCTCATTGCCCAAGGGGAGGTCAAGCGCACCGCCAGCGCAGACGTGACGCCCACCACTTTGCCGATCACCCGCTTCAATCAGTTCCAGGGTTCGATCAAGAAGAACGGTCAGGCCCTGGGTAACGTGGTCGCAGCGCAGTTGACCTATTCGAATAACCTGGCGCGTATTGAAACGATTCGCTCTGACGGAAAGATCGAAGGGGCCGATCCCACGGTGGCCAGCTTGACGGGCAACTTGGAAGTGCGCTTTGCGGACACGGAATTGATCGACGCCGCGACCAACAACACCCCGCTGGAGTTGACCTTCAGCTATGTCATTGACGCCACCAAGAGTCTGACCTTCATTGCGCATGAGGTCTACCTGCCGAAGCCCAAGCTCTCGATCTCTGGCCCCGGTGGCATTCAGGCCACCTTTGACTGGCAGGCTGCCAAGAACACCGCAGCCGGTCACATGCTGACTGTGCAACTCGTCAATGACGTGGTTGCGTACTGAAACTAAGAGGCAAACATGCTCAAACTCAATCTGAAACGTGAGCCGTATTGGCTCGACCTGGTCCAAGGCGTGCGCATCAAAGTCAAGCCTGCGACCACCGCACTGGTCATGGCAGCTCGCCATGCGGCAGCCCTGATCGATGGCAAAGACCACGCGGCAGCCGGTGCGCGAACCGCCACCCTGATTACCGAGTTGGCCAAGGCTGCCATCTTGGCCTGGGAGGGCGTGGGTGATGACAAAGGCAAAGCCGCAGCCGTCACGCCTGACGGGATTGCTGCGCTCATGGAACTGTGGCCAGTGGCTGATGCCTTCGAGCGTGAATACCTGGCGGCACTCTATCTCTTGGATGCTGAAAAAAACGGCTGAAGGCCCGCACCGAATGGCACTTCGGTGGCGGCGCTACGTACTGCGGGGCATGCGAGACGACCTGTCCTGAGTGTCCGTATCAGGTGAACTCACCGCAGACCGAAGAGGGCTGGCAGGCCCTCGCTGTGCTGGATGTCTGTTCATCCCAAGTGCGCGCAGTTCAGGGCGCAGTGCTGGGTATGGACTTCAACGCGTGGATGTCTGCCAGCCAGGCACTGGATGCAGAGCCCGCTGCCATGACCCATTTATTCCCTGCCATCGAGGCGGGCCTGACGCAAGCATTGAACAAACCCTCTCCGGACAACCCACATGGCTGAACGTAACCTATCGATTCGACTGGCTGTCATTGACGGCGGCAAAGTCAAAGCCGAACTGGCAGACGTAGGCGAAGCCGGAGAGCGATCGCTAAAAAAGATCGAGTCGGCATCGCAGCCTGCCTCTGCTGGTCTGAACCTGCTGTCCAAGGCGGCCAACGATGCCTTCGTGCGCATGGAAGACGCCACATCCCGCCTTGGGATGTTGGGCAGTGTGCTCGGTCGTCTTGGCCCTGCCGGGATGATCGTGGGGGCATCCGTTGCTGTGCTCGGCTATGGCATGCATCAGCTGGTTGTTCCGGTTGCTGAGGTGGGCGAAGAGCTCAACAAGCTCTCCCAGAAAACCGCTGTTTCGGTCGAGGCCTTGTCGGCACTGTTGTATGCCTCCGAGCTGTCGGACGTGAGTGCCGAGAGTTTGACCAAGGCGCTCAAATTCCTCTCGACTGCCATGTTCGATGCCAAGGTCAAGGGTGGCGAAGGCAGTGCTGCGCTCAAAGCGTTCGGGGTGTCGGCGCTGGATGCGCAAGGGCAGATTCGTCCAACTGAGCAGGTGCTGCTGGACCTGGCGGAGAAATTCGCGGCCATGCCCGACAGCGCAGAAAAGGCAGCGCTGGCCGTCAAGCTGTTCGGCAAGAACGGACTGGACATGATCCCCATGCTCAACCAGGGGCGAGATGGGCTGAACGAGATGATGGAAGAGGCCAAGCGCCTCGGGCTGGTCATGTCCGCCGATGCAGCGCGTGCTGCAGAGGAGTTCAATGACAACATGAAGCGTCTGCACGCGGTCAACGAAGGCGTGCAGCGCCAAATCGGATCCGCGTTGCTGCCGATCCTGGCCGATTTGACGGAGCAGATGTTTCTGGCCAAAACCGATGCCGGTGGTTTCACAAGCGAGTTGCAAGCCATCACGCACAACCGGCAACAGGTTCTGTCCTTTCTCGAGGAGGTCGCGACAGGGCTGGGATTCATTGCCGAGTCGGCAGTGCTTGCCAAGCGTGTGATCAGTCAGCCGTTTGATAGTCTGCAGGTGGTCGCCAAGGACGTGGAGACCTGGATCAAGACGGACATGCTGCGCTCCATGAAGTCCATGGGATATGACGAGACGCAGATCAATGCCGAAATCGCCAAGTTGCAGGCGGCGCGCGATCGGTTTGTCGAGGCGGCCAACGACCGTTTGACGCATCTGACGGATAACCCCGGCTACGTCAACAAGATCGAAAAGTTCTTCGATGAGCAACGTCGTACGGTGCGCGTCATGGGGCAGAAATTTGTCCTGGAAACAGCAGAGCAAGCTGCACAGGTTCAGAAGATCTATGACGAGTTCTTGCCCAAGATGCCTCGCAAACGACCCAGTGGGTTAGATCTGTCTGGCTTTGAAAAGAACAACGAAGGCTTGCAATTCCTGAAGCAGTTGGAGCAGCGTGCGTTGCGCGTGACCCAAGGCGAAGGTGCTGAGTTGCGCGCACGGGCTTTGGAGCTGGAACGCAAGGGCTATGCAGGTGTTGTCAAGGAAGCAGAGAAGTACATCGAAGCCATCGAGCGGATGGAAAAGCAGAAGGAAGCTGACAAGAAGTTTGAAGAATACGAGAAGGAGCTGCAAAAGGTCCATCAGATCACCGAGAACTACATCGGCAACAACCGCCTAAAGCAGGAAGAGTTGCAGTTGAAGCGCCAGCTTATGGATGTCGGCGAAGCCGAGCGCGCAGCTTTGCAGACCCGCTTCGAAATGGAAAAGGCGGCTGTCATGGCGTTGCGCCAGGCCGAGCAAATCAACGACCCTGGCCTCAAAGCCGAGGCTATCGCTGCGATCAACGATGCTTTGGCGCGGCAGTTGCCGATCGTTGAAGAGCTTGCTCGGGCCAATGTGGAATATCAACGCAGCTTTGACTATGGCCTTCGCAGTTCCCTGCGCACCTACATCGAGGACGCGACCAATGCGGCCAAGCAGGCTGAACGTGCCGTAACCGGTGCCTTCAAGGGCATGGAAGACGCAATGGTTCAGTTTGTGACGACCGGCAAGGTGGACTTCAACAGCCTAGCCAACTCGATCATTGCGGACCTGGTTCGCATCCAGATCCAAAAAATGATCACCTTGCCTTTGGCTGGGTGGATTAGCGGACTGAACCTGTTTGGAGGTTCAGGAGGCAACGGATTGGGCGGAGCATTCCCAGCTGGAGCTACGGACCTGATGTCAGGCGGCACGATGGTGGCGCACACCGGTGGCCTGATTGGCAGCGATGTGCTGGCTACACGCGCTGTCGGACTGCAGCACTTCGATGGCGCTCAGCGGTTTCATACCGGAGGCTTGGTGGCGGGTGAGGTGCCCATCATCGCGCAGCCGGGTGAGGCGGTTTTCACGCAGGGGCAGTTGCGTGCACTCGGTGGCGCTTTGGCAAAAAACAATCCGTCGCCGGTCAAGGTGCTGGTGAATGTGACCAACCATGCCCCGGGCGTCGATGCGAGAGTTCAAACCACTCAGCAACCCGACGGTAGCACTCGGCTGGATGTGATCGTCGAGCAGATTGAGGCGCGCATGAATCGTTCTATCAACCAAGGTGTGGGTATTGCCCCCACGCTTGAGCGTCGCTATGGGCTCAATCCAGCGGTAGGAGCTTTGCGATGAGTGATGTGACCTTGCCTGCTGGCATCCCTGTTTGGCCGGACACCTTGCCGCTGCCGCGCATCGAGGGCTATGGGCTGGCCCCGCAATCGAATGCGGTGCGAACGGACATCGATGCCGGAGCGGCTCGGATGCGCTTGCGCTCCACGAGCACGCTTTATCGGGTGCGCGCGGAGTGGCGTTTCTCGCAGGAGGCGTTTGCTGTTTTTGATGCCTGGTGGATGCATATCCTCAACCAAGGCGTTCTCTGGTTTGCGATGCCCTTGGCGGGTGGCTTGGGTGTTCAGGCGGTGCAGTCCCGATTCATCGCACCGTGGGACACCGAGCTGTTGCCCGGCAGCCGATGGCAAGTCAAAGCGCAATTGGAAGTGCAGGAATTTCCACGGCTCACTGCCGATGAGACCCAAGTTGCTGCGGTGCTGGGGCCGGATGCCATTGCGCTGGGTCAACGCCTGCACACCTGGCTCAACCAATCCATGGCTGCCGCTGATTACTGGTAGATCAATTAAAGGAACCCAATCATGACCCTCAAGACCCGGCTGGATGAAGCTGTGGGAACGATCGAGGGGGATGCCCAACTGCTCCATGAGATCGTCCACGGGGATGATCAGACGACCGTAACCACGGAAGGTGGCCAGGTCAAGAGCGTGGCCAACGTCATTCATGGGGTTCAAACCCAACTTGATGCGTCCCGCCAAGAACTGACCAATCAGGTGGCCACGGCCACTCAACTAGCGAGCAATGCTGCGCAATCAGCCAGCAGTGCATCGACATCGGCCACGACAGCCAGCACCAAGGCTAGTGCGGCCAGTGATTCTGCAACCAGTGCGGCAAGTTCCGCGACGACTGCGGCGACTTCGGCAACCACTGCCAGTACCAAGGCCAGTGATGCCAGCAGCAGCAAAACGGCGGCGGCCACCTCGGCAACCAATGCGGCCACCAGTGCCACCAATGCAGCGAGCTCGGCAACAGCGGCGGCAGCTTCGTCCACCACCGCGACGCAAAAGGCCAGCGATGCGGCTAACAGTGCCAGTTCGGCGGCAGCCTCCGCCACCACGGCCAGCAGCAAGGCAACCGATGCACAGACCGCTTTAGCATCTGCGCAGTCCCAGGCTTCATTGGCTTCCGACTGGGCGCAGAAAACCGCTGCAACGGTCGACGGCACCGGGTATTCGGCGAAGTATTGGGCGGACCGGGCGGCCAATTCGGCGGCAGTGGTCACCACCAATACGGTGATTCCGGCAGATGTGTTTGCTGGGGATAGCGTCAAGACGGATTTCACCCTCAGCCATCCCGTGGCTTATCCGGGTGCTGTGTTGGTGACTGTGGCCGGAGTTCCTCAAGCACCAATAGATTCGTACTCGGTCCCCGCCATTACAACCCTGCGCTTTGTGTCCGCACCGGCGACAGGTGTGGGCATCAGTGTTCGATATCTCGACAAGGAAGCTCAATCTGGCGCAGCGTCTGCACAGGAGTGGGCCACCAAAACCGGCGGTGTGGTCTCCGGCTCGACGGAGTATTCGGCCAAGTACCACGCCCAGGCAGCTGCTGCGAGTGCCACTTCGGCATCGTCGTCTGCGACGGCGGCATCTGGTAGTGCGACATCGGCTGCAGGATCTGCAACCACGGCTGCGACCAAGGCTGCCGATGCAGGGACATCGGCCACCAATGCGGCAACTTCAGCAACCACAGCCAGCACCAAAGCCAGCGAAGCTGCGACATCGGCGACCAATGCTGCGAACAGTGCCAGCGGTGCATCTGCCTCTGCAACAACAGCAACGGCTAAGGCCACCAATGCAAACAGCAGCGCAACAGCTGCAGCAAGTTCGGCCAGCAGTGCATCTGGTAGTGCCATTCTGGCGCAGGATTGGGCGACCAAAACGACAGCCCCGCCCAGTCGATCTCTGCTTCAGCATCAACCGCCACGCAAAAGGCAACGGATGCGGCGGCCAGTGCGACGGCTGCGGCTGGTTCAGCAAGTACCGCCTCGACCAAAGCCTCGGATGCCGCAACGTCGGCGACCAATGCAGCGACTTCTGCCAGTACCGCCAGTACGCAGGCGACTGCAGCGGCAACCTCAGCCACGAATGCGGCGAGCTCCGCTACTGCAGCGGCAGGTTCGGCCACCACCGCAAGTGGCAAAGCGACGGACGCAGCCAACAGTGCCACGGCGGCAGCAACCTCGGCCAGCAACGCGAGCACGAGTGCCGCCAACGCGGCAACTTCGGCAGCTGGGTCAGCCACAACGGCAACGACTAAAGCTGGGGATGCAACGGCGAGTGCTACTGCAGCGGCCAATTCGGCGACTGCGGCGGCAGGCAGTGCCACAAGCGCAGCAGGGTCGTTGACGGCATCACAGGCGCAAGCCGCTCTGGCTTCTGATTGGGCACAAAAGACCACCGGTACGGTCGACGGCAGCGGTTACTCAGCCAAATACTGGGCAGGGCAAGCGGCAGGATCGGCAGCAGCGGTGACGGCCAATACGGTCATTCCCGCCGATGTGTTCACCGGCGATGGCGTGAAGACGGATTTCACAATCAGTCGGCCAGTCGGTTATCCCGGTGCATTGATGGTGACAGTTGCCGGGGTGCCTCAAGCGCCCTTGGATGCCTACACCACACCAGCCACGACGACGCTCAGATTCAGCTCGGCTCCTACCAGTGGCGTCGTGATCAGCGTGCGCTACCTGGACAAGGAAGCGCAGTCTGGCGCAGCCGCAGCCGAGGAATGGGCGAACAAGACGTCGGGACCTGTTTCTGGCTCGACCGAGTATTCGGCCAAGTACTACGCACAGTCCATTGCCGCCAATGCGGCGACTGCCAGTCAGCAAGCAACCAGTGCTGCGAATTCGGCTACGGCGGCGGCTGGCAGTGCCACCGCATCGGCGAACTCTGCGACGGCTTCAGCAGCATCGGCCACCCAAGCGCAGAGCTACATGAGTCAGGCGCAGGGGTATGCCGCTGCAGCGGGTGGCTCTAACGTCGCTCCACAGACCTTTACCGGAAATGGTTCGGCTACTGACTTCAGTTTGAGCACTGCAGCGTCCAGCGTCCATAAATTGATCGTGACGGTCAACTACGTGGTGCAGGACTCACTCGATGCCTACGTCCTGGTCAATTCCGGGGCGACTTTGCGATTCACATCGGCACCAACCGCCAGCGCGCGGATTGTGGTGCGTTACATCTAACTAGGAGAAATCATGGCGATTACGCGCATCCCCAAAGCGGGGCTGGATGATGCCTTGCAGAACGAAATCAATGGCAAGTTGGACAAGGTCGGTGGAACGATGACGGGCTCCATCACGATGACCAATGGAGCCTTGTTCAAGAGCAGCGTCACAAGTGATGACGCTCGAAATACGGGCTACAAGATGGCCGACGGGCAGGACATCGGAGAGATGAATCGCTCGAGTCAGTACTACGACGATCGGGCCACCAATTGCAATGGATATCTGCCTAATGGCAACTGCGCCAGTAACGGGTACTGGAACCCCCCCAATGGCAACTGGTGGACCTGGGGCGTCAGTGGCGTGCCGACAGGAAACTGTGCCAACTGGGGCAGCTATGACGGTGCAGGCGGCACCTCTCAGGTCTTCAACGCGGTGTCGGTCGGATTCAACTACGACGGGTACTACGAAGCCGCCAATGAGATCGGTGGTTCTGAATACCACCGTTGGTACCGCAACTGCAACTGTGGATCGTTCAACTGCCGCACCAATTGCAATTGCAACTGCGCTTGTTGCGGCTGCTGCTGAGGAGACGCGATGAAGGTCTATATCACCCGTCCCCCGGCCTATGCGAGCTCGCCAGATCACGTGGTTCGTGTCCTGGTCGATGCGCCAAAGCAACGCGTAGGCGTGGAGATGTGCATTGTTTTTTCACCCAACCCCAGCGAGCCAGTGTCAGATGATGAGAGTGTTGTGCAAAGCGGTGACAAGTTCTACAAGGTCATCGCTGCCAGCGAGTTTGACTATGAGCTGCTCAAAAGAAGTACGGGGTGGGCGGATCGTCAAGCCTGGCATCTGACATTCCGTTGGGATGTCAGATCGTTCACTGATCCGATCCCGCTCTACACCTATTCCATGGCGACCAAGATGTCGGCTCCGGAATTGTCACGTACGACTTACCAAAACAATCTGTCAGTGGGCTTTGTGGTCCCGTTCTCGGACTCGGCCTTTGAAGACTGTGCTGTGACCGTGAACATCAACCCTGATGTGAACAAAGGCGATTGTGTGGTGCAGGGTGTCGACGCTTCGGAAATCGTACGTACCGATTATTCGGCGAGTGCCCAGGTACGGGAGTTGATCCTTTTGCCTGGTGTCCAGATATCAGCGCCAACGAGCTGTACACCTGACGGCCAGGTCAACGTCCAAGTGCAAGTGCTCGATGCGAATGACATGCCTATTGAGCACGATGCTGAAATCTTTCTTGAGGCGGTCAATGGCTACCTTCCAAAGACCCGCATCAAAACAGTCAACGGCCAGGCAAGTGTCCCTTTCATGGCCTTGGGCCTTGTGGCAGGAGATTCAGCACGGGTCAAAGCCGGTTTCAAATACTTCAGTGGTGCTTCTGATGTCTCCATCCAGATCCATGACTAAGGAGCTGTTTGGAGCAAGGGTATATGCGGGTCTCCATCCATTTCCAGATGACGTGATGCTGGAGATGCGCAAACGGGCGCTGGCCATACACCAGAGCATTAATCCTCATGGCATGCCATGGTCTCGATGCACACGGGAGAGTTTGCATGTCGCCGAACCATTTCAGCAGGTTTCGGAATTGATCGAGCAGGTGGTCGAGACTGAGTACGGATGCAGTGTGAGCCACCTGACTGGACGAGAAGTGGTGATACAGAGCGGGCAATGCCTGCCGCTGCACTGTGAGGACACCGATCTGTCAGCGGTATTCGTGCTGAGTAATGAAGCCAGGGCGAATCCTGAGCGCAGTGATTACTCCGGCGCATTCGTTTTGGTCAATCCGAGTGGAGCGTTTGGATTCAAGCGCCTGCCATGGGAGGGGCTGAGATCGGAGCTGATTTATCCGACAGCAGGAATGTTGTTGATTTTCCCGAGCTACCTGGCTCACCACACTCACCCCTACAACGCACAGGAGCCAGCGGTTGAGTTGCACTTTGAACTCAACGTGGTCGATAACCATGCCCATCAACGTTTACGACAACCCAGTTTCCCCCGAACTCTGTGAAGCAACGCGAGCTTGGCTTTTGTCGCAAAGTCCCATCTTCGGGTGGCGCGCACATGCAAACGCACCCGGTGTTTTCTGGCATCGCAATTTCGTGTTACCTGGAACGCATCAACACCACTATGACGATATCGCTTGGAATTCTGAGCTGAGTTACGAGGCCTTTTGTGCCTTTGAGAGTCCCTTAGCGCGGGTTGCCGAGATCGTTCGCCAGCAGTTCTTTGATGGCGAGGCCTTCACTCGGATCTGGGCCAACTTTCAGTCATTTGGTGACGAGTCGGCATTTCACAGAGACTTCCCTGTTCAGTACGCACGGACTGCCCGTACAGCCGTTTGGTATCCAGTGATGAACTGGGAGAGGGATTGGGGTGGTGATTTCATCACCCTCTCCGATGATGGAGAGGTCGATGCCTGCACATTGATTAAGCCCAATCGACTGGTGGTGTTTAACGGGACGCAAACGCATGCGGCTCGTCCGATTTCCCGCTACTGCAGCGAACTGCGCATTGCAGTTTCATTCGGATGTGAGGTGATCAATGCTTGAGCATCTATGGAGCACTCCGGTTCTTCATGAGCAATCGCCCTTCACCATGGGCCAGCTTGAGGAGTTAAAGAAATTCACCACTGAGCGATTTCGCAATCACAAAGCCCATCCGCCTCGGCATGCATTGCCTGATGTGCCCGTGAAGTTACGAACCCAGCTGAATCTGTTCTTGCCTGATCATGAGATGCATGCTCCGGCAGTCTGGTTTGAATTCAAACGCTGGGTGGATAGAACCTACCGCGCCTATCTGAATGAGGCCCATGGAGTTAGGAATGTGAATGAGCTTGAAGTGCTCGCTCGATGCATCCCTGTTTGCTACCAAAAGGGCATGCGTGCGCAGCCTCATTACCACCACACGGGCGATCATGTGCTGTGTCTGTATTTGGATTGCGGCAACGACCGAATACCTCCTGAGGACCGTGATTGGACGGTCGGAGATGGTGAATTGCTTCTACAAGATCCCCGCCCCATGGCGGGGTTTCCTTTTTGGGAGAAGGTTCGCTACATCGAAACATTCCCCGGTCTGGTCGTATTGCACCCATCGCGGGTATGGCATGAGACCAACCCCTTCAATGCCCCAAGCGGTCAACGGACCTTATTGGTCGTGACCCTGCGTGTGGCGTCCCATAACTACACCGAGCTGTACACCCGGCTATGAGCCGATTCGGAGATGACGATGATTGAGAAAACCATAGACCTCGTTGATGACGAGCATGTTTTGTTCACTGTGACGGTAGTCGAAGGCGAGCGTATCCGCTCCCGTCGTGAGTATCACTTGGCCAAGTTCGCCCACCAAGACGCCGAAGAGGTCTGCCGACAGGCTTGCCCCGAGGCTTTCGCACAAGAGCCGTCGGTTCAGAGTGGAGGCGTGTGATGGCCAAGTTCACATTGCTGGCACGCGATCGTGCCAATTCACCCATTACGCTGACCTACGATAACCAGACCAGTGAACTGCTCGATGGGGATCTGATGCCTTGGCCTCTACCGTATGTGGAGAAAACCTGGTCTGTTGGCCACATTGAGGCGATCAGTCAGACGATCCCAGGGCGCAAAGAGAGTCCAAAAGTTCTGAAAATTCAGCTCGGGCTTTCGTGCAACTATTCGTGTGACTACTGCAGCCAGCGATTCGTTCCTCATGCTGAAGAAACAACGCAGGCAGATGTGCCGCAGTTCTTGCATCTGCTCGAATCAAGTCTTGAGAGGGCTCCAGAGCGCATTGAGTTCTGGGGTGGAGAGCCGCTGGTCTACATCAAGACCTTGCGTCCATTGGCCGAAGCCCTGCGACAGCGATACCCGGCTGCTTCGTTCAGCATCGTTACCAACGGCTCTTTACTCAACCCGGAGGTCAACACCTGGCTTGATGTGATGGGATTTGGGGTAGGCGTTAGTCATGACGGACCAGGACAACCCGCTCGCGGCCCAGATCCGTTGAATGATGAGACGAGTCGCGAAGGAATCATGGATTTGTATCAACGACTTGCACCGAAGGGGCGCATTTCGTTCAATGCGATGGTCCATCGAACCAACACCAGCCGGGAAGAAATCGCAAAATTCTTCCTGCAGCTGACTGGTGACCCATCGTTGTCAATCGGCGAAGGTGCTTTTGTTGATCCTTACGATGCTGGTGGCTTGGCCAATTCGATCCAGTCTGATCAGGAGGCGTTTGCATTCCGACGTCAATCGCTTGATGAGATCCGTCGTGGTCGTATCGTTCATTTGGACGTGGCTCGATCCCGCATGCAGGAATGGGCGCGCAGTATCTTGGAGCGTCGTCCTGCCAGCGTATTGGGCCAAAAGTGCGGGATGGATACCGCGAATCAAGTCGCCGTCGACCTTATGGGTAATGTGCTCACCTGTCAGAACGTGAGCGCGGTTTCTGTTGCACCCAATGGGCAATCACATCACATTGGCCATCTCTCCAATCTCAAAGCAGTAGCACTCAACACATCGACACACTGGTCAAAGCGTACTGAATGCCTGAATTGCCCAGTGCTTCAGGCTTGTAAGGGCGCTTGCATGTTCTTAGAGGGGCCGTTGTGGACAGCCGCCTGCGATAACGCGTACTCGGACCATGTGCCATTCTTTGTGGCCGCCATTGAACACCTAACCGGGTGTGCCGTTTATCGCATCGAAGGCGATTTGCCAGAGGATCGAGCTGACGTTTTTGGGCTGAAGTCGCAGGACCAAAGATCACCGCGACGCAAGTTCATCCCGATCGAGGTCTCAAATGCCTGATGCAGCACTTTCTGAGGCGCTTCGGGAGGCTTATGCAAGCGCTCCATGCAACGTGATCATCCTGCATACCCTGGAGATCCGGCATCCGGACTTCAGGGACGACGCGGGTAACTCGACGGCGATCCGGGTGGTGCGTGATCAGCAAGACTTACTTGCGAGGCTTGAGGCATCAGCCCCAATCAATGCGGGCCAGCAAGTCCAGTTCGTGGCTATGGGCTTTGAGCTGGATCTGCCGCCGGTGGATATCGCGCCGGTTCCCGAAATCGCGATCACTCTGGATAACGTCACCCGAGAGATCGTGAAGCATTTGGACGAGGCTTCGGTTTCCGAGTCGCCCATTGAAGTGACCTACCGTCCGTACCTATCTAACGATTTAACCGGACCACAGATGGATTCGCCCATCACGTTGGTGATCACCGAAGTGGAGGCCGACGTGCAGAGGGTGACGGCCAAGGCGCGGATGGCGGACATTGGCAACAAGACATTCCCGTCACGCCTGTACACCGCAACCGAATTTCCAGGATTGGCCCGATGACAGTTGAAGATTCACCGAGTTGGGCGATCCAGTACATCGGTCGTCCGTGGATTGCAGGTGAGAGAGGCCCCGAGTCATTTGACTGCTGGGGCCTTTTTCTTTGGGTCCAGAAGGTGCACTTCGGTCGTGATCTGCCGATGATTCCTGTCGACGCACTGAATCTGCGCACGGTCCTCCACACATTCAAAAGCCACCCGGAGAGACAACGCTGGGCGGCAGTTGAAGTGCCCAAGCAAGGCGATGCAGTGCTGATGCGTCAGTCACGATACCCCGTACATGTGGGCGTTTGGATCGATGCGGACGGCGGTGGTGTCTTGCACTGTGCCCAGCAAATTGGGGTGGTGTTTCAGCAATTGAGCTCTCTGGCTAGTCACGGCTGGCAGGTGGAGGGGTATTACCGATGGAAGGAATTGCCATGACAAGCGTTTGCATGTCAGGCCTACCCAGTCCTGGACTGGTCATTTGGATGCGAAATCCGTTCGAGCCCAGTGATCGGCAGGTAAGCCATGTGTTTGGTTCGCCCACGATCGCTCAATGGATGAGTCGTGATGGCATCGAGCTCGATCAGCCCACCTTGATCCTCAAAAACGGCCAGCCGGTGCTGATGGCCCATAGGGCTGTGACGCCAATCGATGCGGGTGACGTTGTTGCCTTGGTCACTCTACCGCAAGGTGGTGGAGGTGGGGGCAAGAACCCGCTGAGAACTGTGCTCATGATCGCCGTCCTGGTGGTTGCCAATGCATATGGCGGCGCTCTGGCTGCTTCGATGGGGTATTCAGGCACGCTGGCCACGGCGGTGGCGTCCACTGCGATCGCAGTCACGGGTTCTGTTTTGGTCAATGCACTGGTGCCATTGCCAAATCAGTCTTTGCCTTCGGCATCGGCCAACACTACATCCCCCAGCCCGACTTACTCATTGCAGGCGCGCGGTAACTATGGACGTCTGTCGCAACCCGTGCCCGTGATTTATGGCCATCATTTGGTGTACCCGGACCTGGCCACCATGCCCTATACCGAGTATGAGAACAACGAGGAGTATCTTCATCAATTGCACGTCATTGGTGTGGGCCATTTTCAGTTTGAGGAGCTGTCCATCGATGACAGCCCGATCAGCTCGTTTGCCGAGGTGCAGGCACAGGTCATTGAGCCTGGCGGACAGAACACGTTGTTCAATCCCGATGTGGTCACTGCCCCAGAGGTGTCCGGACAGGAGTTGATTGCAGTCAGCGATGCCGGTTCTATTGTTGGCCCCTTTGCCCTGAACCCCGTGGGCACACAGATCAATCAGGTTGGTGTCGATGTGGTGATGCTGCGGGGCCTTTATTACGCCAATGACAGCGGTGCATTGGAGAGCCGGTCGGTGCAATGGCGCGTCGAAGTGCGAAGCATCAACGACGATGGAGATGCCACCTCGGGCTGGCTCCATGTGGCAGATGAAACCTTTTCAGCCGCCACGAATACCGCGCAACGCTTGTCGTTCAAGTATTCGGTGTCACCTGGGCGTTATGAGATTCGCCTGCAGCGTCTTGATGCGCGGGACACCAGCAACCGAGTCGGTCACGAGCTGCGCTGGGGGCAGGCCAAGGGCTATTTGGCAGGATCGAATTTGCCCACTGATCTGACCTACTTGGCACTCAGGATGCGTGCCACTGACAACTTGTCTCAGCGCTCCTCGCGGCTGGTCAATTGTCTGGTGACGCGCAAGCTCCCTATCTGGAATCCGAGCACTGGATGGTCTGCGCTGCAACCCACTCGCTCGATTGCGTGGGCCTTCGCGGATGCGGTCAAGTCCAGCTATGGCGCAGGGTTGCCTGACCGGCAATTGGACCTGGCGGCCTTAGCACGGTTGGATGCGGTGTGGTCGGCACGAGGGGACACCTTCAATGCCGTGTTCGATCAAAACCAGACGGTGTGGGACGCCTTGGGGCAGATTGCCAGGACGGGGCGTGCTGTGCCGTTCTTGCAAGGCGGGATTGTTCGTCTCGTTCGCGATGAGCCTAAGACCATCCCGGTGGCGCTTTTTTCTGCAAGAAACATCGTGCGCAACAGCTTGAAGATCCAGTACCTGATGCCAGGCGATGCCACGGCGGATGCAGTCACGATCGAATACGTCAACCCCAAGAGCTGGAAGCCTGATGAATTCACGGTGTCTTTGTCTGGATCTCAGGCTGCCAAGCCCGCGCGTGTGAGGTTGTTTGGCTGTACCGATAAGGCCCAGGGCGTTCGCGAGGGGAAATACATCGCAGCGGCCAATCGGTATCGCCGACGAATCGTGACCTTTCGCACTGAGCTGGAAGGTTTGATCCCGACCTATGGGGATCTGATTGCCCTGAGCCATGACATTCCCCGTTGGGGTGTGAGTGGTGAGGTCTTGAGCTGGGACAGCCAGTCGAGAACAGTGCGGTGCTCTGAGCCGCTGGGTTGGCAGTCAGGAGCCGTTCACTACCTTGTTTTGCGAAAGCCAGATGGCTCGGTCTCCGATGCCATCGAGGTCACGCCGGGCGCAACTGCCACCCACGCCATCCTGAAAACCCAACCCGGCTTTGAGCCACTGGTGGGTGCTGACCGAGAGCGAACGCACTTTGCTTTTGGTGTGGGCCAGTCCTGGTCCCAGTTGGCACGCGTCATGAGCGTCAAGCCCAGGGCTGAGCAGGTTGAACTGACTTGCGTGACCGAGAACGCGTTGGTGCATACCGCTGATCAATCCTGATCTGAACTTGTTTTTTGTAACCACCCGCCGAGGAGCCATCCCGGCGGGTTTCTTTTTGGAGAAATGAATGCCAGAACCGACAAGTAGTGGGGTTGCCGGAGCAGCGGTGGCCTACAAGGCGCTGGGAGGGACGGCAGCCGCTGTCGCAAGCGGGGCCACTTTGGCAGCCGTGGTGGTCATGCTGATGACCCCGCCTCGAAATAAGCGGGAGTGGGCTGTGGGCTTGATCAGCACGGTGGTGTCCAGCATCGGTGGCGGTGCATTCACCGTCGAACACTTCGATCTGCATCACTGGGCGTTTTCAACCATGGGGCTGTGTGCCATGGGCGGATTGATCTTTGCCTGTGGTCTGCCGGGGTGGGCGATGGTGCGTTGGACCTTTGCCTTCATCGACAAGCGCCGGGATGACTCGCTGTATTCGGTGGCCAAAGATGTGAAGGAGCTGCTATGAAGCCGATTGAGTTCATCGCAATGATCGGATCTTCCGCGCAGGCTACAGCCAAGCGCACGGGCGTATTCGCCAGCATCACGATCGCGCAAGCGGCGCTGGAGTCAGGGTGGGGTGAGTCGGGTCTGGCCAAGGTGGGCAAGAACCTCTTTGGCATCAAGGCAGACAGCCGCTGGCGGGGGGAGACCTTGATTTTGCAGACCAAGGAATTCATCCGTGGCCAGTGGGTCGTGGTGCCTGCTAAGTGGCGCAAGTACGCAAGCTGGCAAGAAAGTATTGACGACCACGCTGCATTTCTTAAGCAGAACCCACGCTATCAGCCGTGCTTCCAATGCCTCAAGGCAGAGGCATTTGCACAAGCACTGGCCAAGGCCGGGTATGCCACTGATCCAGGCTATGCCGACAAGGTGATCGGTCTCATGAACCAGCACAAGCTGCAAGCTTTGGACGGAGGTAAGCCATGAGCTTGGTTTCCAGATTCGTCTACGCCAACTGGAATTACCTGATGGGCGGTCTCGTGCTGCTGATGGTTTTCATCTGCGGAGTTCAGATCGGGGAGTCCCGGATTCAACGGGAGTGGAATTCCGAGAAGTTACGCGTGGCGTTGGTCACGGCCAAGCAAGAGCAACGCGCCGCTGATGTGCAGCAATCTCAAACTCAAATCAATCGGGAAATCTCAAATGAATACGCCAAAAACTCAAAGGCGCTGGGCAGTCGCTTGCCTAGTCTTCGTCCTGTCGGGGTGTGCAGCAGCACCCCAATCAGTGCCGGGAGTGTGCCCACAGTTTCCGAAGCTCCCGCAGGAGCTGCAAGCCCCCCCGCCGACGCTCTATCTCTTACCGTTGGAGATGCGGGAGCGGTGAGTTGCGCTCAGTTGAGCAAGGATGCTGCCCAAACCACCCTGATGCTCCTCGAGGTGCAGCGGTGGTACCAAAAACAATCAGCGATTGAACCTTAAATAGAAGCCTGGCTTGGCATAGAACAGGTTTGTGGGGGCGTTTTTAGGTTTGGAAGCTATATACGGCAACGGACATTATTTTGATGCACAAGTGATCGTGCCAAGAGTATGGTCAAGTCCAGAAGCGCAAGGTGCTCAAGAGTAGGACTGTTCATGGTCAACAATGAGCGACCTTCTATTAGTTAGGAAACCCAGTCGAATGGAGTTGCCGCCAGAAGAGATCCGCAGTCGGTGGTGAGTTCGGCAACCTTTGCGCGTAACGAGAGTTGAGTCATGACCTGTGCGCCATGCGCGAAGCAACTATTTACAGATGCGTCAGCTTTCATTTGACTTGTAACTGCTGTATGCACGGTTTCGAAGGACCATCGGTCGACGAGATAATCCATAGTCTGCTCAAGGCAGGCGAGCTTGCCGTTAAGGCTGGTCAGCGATGGGCAAGTCTGGAGTGCTTTGCCAACGGCACGCAGAGCCTTCTTATCGCCGGTATCGACGATGGCTGCATCGAACTCGGCTGCTGCTGCGAACAGTGCGGCCTCACCAGCGTCGATCAATGGGATTTCCGACAAGGCATCTGCTAACTGGATGTTGTGGCCCTTGGCTACCCCGCACGCGGCAACAAAGCTCGTGAGCTGTTGCACGGCTGCCATTGAGCCCACGATCGCAGCGGCTTTATCTGGAGTTGATAGCCTGAACTTGAACTTCAAAGTGCCGACTGTAAACAGGTCAGCACGCCCCTGTTTCTGAAGATGAAGCACGAATCGGTTGAGCAAACCCCACTGTGCCAGCTTCACAGCGATGTCGCAATCAATGAAGACCTTCATACGCTGCGCTGGTCCATTCCGGTCAGCTTGAAGATGTGGTCCAGGCCATCGCTGGGGAGCATTTCGCAATCCAGGTGGTGCTTGGCAACATCGTTAATGACAATTGGAGCAATTTCCGTCGTTTTGAGAAATCGGAGAGCTAAATTGGCTAGCTTCCAGTCTCCGGTGGATCGTGCCCAGCTCAGAATGATTTGTCCCGGCTCGAGCTTTGCATTGAGCGCTTCGTCTAAAGCAGCAGCAGCTAAACTCATTTCAGAGTATGAAGGACCGATCAACCTCTTGCTGCTGGCTAGCAAGGCGCTGCCACCGAGTAGTGTCATAGCGTAGGCGTCCGCCTGCTTTTCGTCCTGATCGAAGAAGCTACGCTGGTTGTCCACCGGAAGCATGTCATCTACCAGTACCGCGTTTTCGTCGCTGCTCAGGTGACCGCTCATAATATGTCCGATTTCGTGAGCTATCAGGTATTCGAGCTTGGCGAGCGCAGTCTCTTTTCGAACGACCATGACTACTGGTCGGCCACTAGCGCGAACGCACATGGCGTCTGGACGCCGTAATCCATCGGGCCATCCGGTCACGTGTATTACCGGAATACCAGCAGTCCACAGCCACTCGCAGAGCGCGTCAAGAGCGACTGCCTCATGGTTTTTCAAAAGCTCCTGACGAAGCACGTCTGCGTCAATCGATGGCCGTAAAGGCTTAGCGGCACAAGTGCTTGCTAATAGTTGCGCAAGGCCATGGCCAATACTAGCCGCAACGGCAAGTTGCGAAGAGCCTTCGGGATGAACCGTTTTGAAGCGCTGAGTTGTTGAGCGAAAGGCGGGTTGAGGATTCAGTGACTGCAGACTAACAAGCGATACGTTTAGTCGTCGAGCCAGCAAGATTTGCAGTTCCAAAAGGCCGCTTTCATCGGTTGCCGCTTCATCTTCCCACCAATCCGGCATTAATGCTCGGACCTGAGGCGCACTCAAGCCCAACGCCTTGAAGGAGCTGAATAGCTTGCGTGCGGGATTAGTGGCGGTGGCCATTGGAATTCTTTGTCTTGAAGGAACGCCGAGCTCCGTAGGCCTCGAGCGTAGCGCCGACTTTGAGCAGTCTAACAATGTATTGCGCGTGCTCGTCAGTGCCGTCCCAGACTTCCATAAGGGTCTTCACGAGTTCGTCGCGTCGCGGCGTGGTTGATTCATCTGGGCTTAATGCAATTCCTGCAAAATTGCATAAATGAATATGAGTCTTTGTGAGCCGCCGAGGGTTACGAAGTGCGCGATGCAATGTGGGCTGCGGTACACATGATTCCTTTGAAAGGCGACTCTCGCTATATGAGTTCTCGCGCATGAATTCACGCAACAGTGAAACTACAGAGCTCACATTCATGCAAAAATTCTAGCATAATGCATAACCAGTTAAACTGTCTTCTGCGCGCTGTCTCGCAACCTTCTTATTTCTCAACCGATATGTCCACTATCGCCCATGACTATCAACTGCGTGCTTTGCTCAAGGCGCACTTGAGTACTCGCATTGACGCGAACGACAAACTGTTAGATGAGTTTGGTTTGGCATACGGTGCAGCGCGTGCAGACGTTGCCTTAGTAAACGGGCACTTGGAAGGCTTTGAGATCAAGGCAGGGCGTGACACCCTCAAGAGACTGCCGGCACAAGTTGAGGCCTACAACCAAGTTTTCGAATTTTCTTGGGTGGTGACCACGCAAAGTCACCTGCCTGGTGTCCGTGAGGTTGTGCCGAGAAAGTGGGGGCTGCTGGTGGCAAAGGCTGACGAGCAAGGTGGTCAACTCGTCCAAGTGCGACGTGCACAGAGGAATCCTAGGCGTAATACTGAGCATCTGGCGCGGCTGCTTTGGCGCGAAGAGGCGCTTGCTCAACTCGAGATACTCGGGATGAGCAAGGGACTAAAGTCAAAGCCAAAAATTGCGTTATTCTCGGCCCTGGCCGAGGCCATGACTCCGGATGCTCTGTCTAACTACGTTCGAGCGTGCCTCAAGTCAAGGGCAAACTGGCGACTTGATGCAGAACCACGTGTATGTGGTGATTCGTTGCGTCCCTTCGCCAGTGCGTAGCGTTCCCGGGCCCGGTTGATGGATTTACAGCGATGGCTGAATAATTTTGATCTCCGTGACTGAATGTCGCTTTCAAGTAGATCGGAAGCAGCACAAGAACTTTGCAGATGTCTCGATACTGATCGAACCCAAAGTCTTTTACACTCTTTCCCTTGATGACAAACCATTTGTCCCAGTGTGTGTAGCGTAAATTGGCACTCATCTTGAGTAGACGTGGATCTTCGTCGAAAGCGGTGACATGGCTAATGCCGTAATCTCCGTATATAAGGTTCTTGCCTTCCAGCGCTGAATCCAAGCGTGTCGCGAGGAATAATGCCCAGTCAGTACGTGGTATCTGATGCGTTCCCTTGGGGACACCGGCCAGATTGACGGGAAATGCGCCTGCAGCTAGAACGACGTTTCTCCAAGAATTCACGCCAAAGATGGCTTGCATAATCGCTGCATTGCGAGTTACTTGGACGGCCAGTTCAGCGTCGGTTACGAACGCAACGTCAATAACTACGTCAATTTCTGTTGGCTGAGCCTTGATCGAGGTGGCCGTGCTTAGGAGCCACTGGACTACTTCTGCAGGATCGGGAGTCGGGTTATCTACGTCGATCACATAGCGCAGTACCCATCGTCTACGATTGGCTGCCGTCGAGGCGGCTATTAATGCAGCGATCTCTTGGGTACTAGCGTACGACGAAATGACAGGGACAGCTTGGACGTTGGCTGACCAGAGTTCTGCGAAGAGAAATTCCCAGACCGTAACCGCCGACTCAACTAGTTCGTCGGTTGATGTCAGGGGCTGGTCGAAAGCAATTTCGTGTTGAGTACCCCAGTGTTTGACGGTCGCTTTGACGACGTCGCGGATGTGCTTATCCCAGGTCTTTGTATATTTGTCCTTCGCCCAGTCGAATGGGCGATCCTGTAGTTCTGCGATGGGAAGAATCGATCCCTTTTGGGCGACAGAAAGAGGCTGAACAGCGGACTGCTCTCCAAGTTTCCATTTAAGGACAGGTACGTATGTGATTTGATTTTCTGGATCTACCAAGGCCATCTCTCCATTTGTACTCTTTAAAGCAGCACCCTAAAGTTTCTCTTGTCGGCGTCGGACGATTTAAGAATTCGGTACTCCATCCCACTAGCCACAGCGATCTGCTGGGCGAAGTCTTTCTTGGCCTGCACCACAGCGTCCTCAATCTGGTTATCAGCCTTCACTTCGACAATTACGTACTTGAAGCTGCCATCTGGCTCTTCGCGCTGAAAGATGAAGTCGGGGTAGTAGCTGCGCACGGTGTGCGAGTCTGGGTCAATGTACTGGATGAAGAAATCGGACTGGCCGTGGGTCAGCATCCCGGTGAAGTAGATCTTCCTCACCCGCTGCTCACGCAGCAGATCCCAGAACAGCCAGTTCTCCGAGCCAGAGTCGAAGCAGTAGGTGTCGAGATGGAAGCTCTTGGCCCGCTCCTCGTTATTGATCTGCGTATCGCTCATCCTGACGATCTTGTCCTTCGCCGCCGATACCTCGTAGTAGCCGTTCGGGGGCAACTTGATTAGATCGACCTCGTGCTCCTCGGTTTGCTGGGACTCGTCTAGGTCGTAGAGCTGGCGAAACAGGCGCGGGATGATCTCGTCGTACAGCAGCTCGTTGAACTCATTGGTGATGGCCACAAGTTCGTCGGGACCTTCCTTTGTCGCGTCGAGCAGTTCCTCGATCTCCAGCGGGCTTCGGTTCAGATAGCGGGACACCTCGGCAACCAGCGATAGCTGTGAGAAGGCTCGCTTTTCCCGGCGCGAGGTCAGGTCAAAGGTGCGACTACCGGAAGCGTGAGCCGCGTCGGTAGCGGTAAGTCCGTCCTGCTGCGTTTCAATCAGCCGGTACTTCTCGACCAGTTCACCCCACTTCTGCGCGTCAGCCCGTTCAGGCATCAATCCTTGTCCGGTCACCAACTGCTTCTCGCGCATCTGGTACTGCTTGCGCACGCGAACCAGCTTGATCTTGACCGGGGGCTCGACCACGCGAATTTCAACGCGCTCCTTGTCCTTGCCAGTCTTCTGCAGCTCGTCGGCGCTGATGCGGAAGTTTTGCTGCAATTCGTCGTTCAGCGTGTTGAGGTTATCGTCCGAAAGGAAGACGTGCCCGGTGTGCTGAGCCTGCCCGATGGCGCGTAGGCATCGCATCGTGGCCTGCAGCACGAACACCTTGGACTTGGGCTCGCGGAACAATCCCACTCCGAAAAGTGAGCGGCAGTTCCAGCCTTCGCGGCCTTTGTTGACCAACAGGATGAACTGCTTTTCCGACCCCTCAGTGTCCAGGCGGTTGAATTCTCGAATGTCGTCGTTGGTGGTGAGCTTTTCGTCGCCCACGTTGACCAGGATGCGCGATGTCGGGATACCGTGCTTAAGCAACGCACGTTCCACCGCTGGTCGCAGTTCACCAGTCAGCTCGTCGATGGTGGCCGCAAAGAAGGCCAGCTTGGGCAGTAACCCCTCTGGTCGCAATTCGCCAGATTCCTTTAGGAAATTCTCAATGGCGATGTCGACAAACTCATCTGTGCGAGTGTTGGAGTACCCGTGCAATGTCACCTTTTTGAGAAAGCCCTTGTCGATGGCCTCCTTCAGACCGTAGGCGTAGACCACTTCCGGCAAAACCTCGCGCCCCACATAGGGCGTGCCAGTGTAGTTGTAGCAAGCTACAACTCGAGTTCCCGCCGCGTTCAGGCTGGCGGCCAAGATGTCGATTGTCGTGCGCAGGCTGGTGTCGGTTTCCTTTGCCCCGACACCCATGTCCTTGGCTAGCGCCTTCCCGAAGGCGTGGTGAGCCTCGTCGACGAAGATGCCCAACTGCTCCAGGCGGCGCAGCTTTTCGAAGCGTTGATTGGTGGTGAGTTCGCCTTCTTCCTCGGGCTGATCGAAGTTGTAGAGATCGACGGCATCGGCATAGACACCGTTAGCAGCGATGGTTTCGCTGGGCGCACCGAACAGTTTGTCGACGGAGGTTTTTTCCTTGTGCTGGCGCTTGAGGATGATCTTCTGCGTATTGGAGACAATGATGTTGAAACGCGATCGATCCAGCGTATCCAGCGAGGTACCTGCTTCTTCGAGGTAGTGGAAGCGCAGGTGCGTGGTCAGGAAGTTGACGTACTCCGGCGGCACGACACGGGTCATGTCGAAGGACTCGATTTCCTTCAGTGACTGCAACACCGTCTTGTCAGGAGCGAACACTAACGCGTTGTGGCAGTAGCGTGCGTCCTTCTCGAACTTATTACCCAGCAGGAACTCGTAGAAGATGCAGGTCGCCATCAAGATGGTTTTGCCCGTGCCCATCGTCAGCGCGAAGATGTAATTCGGGTAGGCACGCGAGTTCTTGCGCATTGCTGCAAACACGGACTTGTACTGATCCTGCGTGATCTTGTCGAACAGACCAACTTGTCCCGCTTTGCCAGAAACCACGCCACCCTCAGTACGTTCTGCGAAGCGACCTTGCTTTTCGAACCACTGTTGGAAGATTTCCTCAACCTTGGCGTTGCCGAGGAACTCCTTGAGAAAGATATAGGTTTCCAATGCTTCGAACTGTGGCTGGCGTAGGAAGGCCTTGGGGTTCTTCTCTGGGTTATTGAAGTCGAGGAACTTACGCGTTAGCTCCTTGTAGTGCGTGCGGATCGTGCCCCGGTTGGTTTGATAGAACTGCCAGAGAAACTGGAAGAAGGCAAAGTCGAGCGACGCGCTCACCGCCTTTGATGCGCGTTTAGTTGCCATTAGCTACGCTCTCTTCCCACGACTCCGATAGCAGGTCGGTGATCTTCACGCGGATCGTGCCTACGTCGCCTGGTACCTTGTACACGCCTTTGACTATCTCATTTTTGCCAGGGATGTCCACCACTGCCGGTTGCAGCACCGCGCCATCGTAATTCCAGTCGATCAGGATTGATTCGACGAGCTCCTTCCAGTCCTCGACCGACTCTTTCTGCAGCGAAAGTTTCTGCAACAGATTCATCGGGTAGAACTTCTCAATGGCCAGCTCGCCGTTCTTGATGGAAATCTTGGCCTGCGAGTCGCGCTTGAACTCCAGATTGGCCTTGTCGCGCAGAATGTCCACAACCTCTACGTCTATTTTGAAGGGTTTGGCGGCCAGCTCTAGTTGCGCGGCCAAGTCTGGCTCATGGCCCATGCAGACTAGCGTGATTTTCTCGACCGGGCGATTTGGATTTTCGTTATGGCGGTTTTGCCACGCTTTCTGGTCGAAGTTGTGAGTCAGTTCATTCAGATCGGCTCGGGTGGCAATACGATTGACAGGCATGATCTTGACCATGCGCCCGTCCTTCTCGCCGTCGAAAACGGTACTGAATTCAAGCTTTTGCACTTCCAGGGCCTCGATTAACAGTTCTTTGGCTTGAACAGGGTTGCGGAAGATGTCGTAGTGATTAACGTTGTGTAGCTCCAAGCCAGTAAATGTTCTTTGCTCGGAAATTTCCGGTTGCAAAGCGAGCTGCTTGGCAAGTGTCATTAGACGCTTCGTTGATATCTGAATTGCGCCGAGATTTATATCGGCACCAATAAACCGACGACCAAGCTTCATCGCAGCAGCCTGAAGGACGCCAGACCCCATGAAGCAATCGAATACTAATCCTCCAGGTCTCGAACTGGCAGATACGATTCTTTCTAATAGCGGTAGAGGCTTTTCTGTTGGATACCCAACCCGTTTTATTCCATCAAGTGGGTAACGACCAGCAATTGCAAAAATCCAGTGACTCTCCGGAATTTTTCCCTCGGGTATCTCATACTCGCCAGCAATAAAGCCAGATCCTTTCAGTCCATCTTTGAAGTTGCCCAGCGTCTTGTCGTCGTGCGGAACCCTAACAGAGTCGGCATTAAATATCCATTCAGACGGACTCTTCGAGTACCAAAGGATCGTGTCATGCTTTCGGTTGAACTGTCTCATGCCTGGCGATCCGGGCCCGTAATAACACCATGCGATTTCATTGCGAAAGCAGGTTGCGCCAAATATCTCGTCAAGCATGCATCTCAAATGATGGGATTTGTGCCAATCACAGTGCAGGTATATAGATCCCTCCGGTGAGAGTAGCTCTCGGATCAGAACTAATCGTTCGTACATGAACTGCAGATATTCATCATTTGTCCAAATGTCGGAATATTGCTTTTCTTCAAAGGTGCTTTGATCGCCGCTAACGTTGCTCCCTTTCAAAGAAATCGTCTTTTTGTATTCCGCCTTGGAATCAAATGGGGGATCAATGTACACAAGATCAAATTGCCCACGGAAATTCTTTAGTAGATGACTCATCACCTGAAGGTTGTCGCCCCAGAAGATCTTGTTTCGCCAGCCATCCACCTCTTCGCCGTGCACCTCCTTCAACTGTGCTGGGTAATATTGCGTCGAGCTAAACGGGCGCTTGCCGCGCCAATTGAGCATTGGGTAGCCTTTGATCGGCTCGAATTCGTATTTCTCAACGTTGGTACTGCTGCCATCGGGCGTGGCCAGTTGCAGGCTTTCCTGCGCGGGAGTGTTTTTGCTCATCAGTTGTTTTTCCTAAATTTCCAATTCTTATTGTCACAGTAAGCGCGCATGTCACAGTTCTGACATTGCTTGACTGGGCGCGCCGCGATTTGATAGTCTTGCCGCTCGATACGCGCCACGATATCGTCGAAGCGCGCGATAGTTTTGCCGATGGCGCGGTCGTCCTTGGTAAACGACACGTAGGGATTACCGCCGTCCTCGCCGGTGTAGTACAGGTGCATCCGACTGACCTTCTGGCCGGTGCGCTCTTCGACGAGGTGGGCGTACACCTCCAACTGGTGCTGGTATTGACGTAGACGATCCCGGTCCTTTTCCATGTCGGGCTTCTTTTCAGACTTGAAGTCGATGATCTCGACGGTGTCGTGCTCACCTCGAATCAGGTCGACGCTGCCCTTGAGAATGTACTGATCTTTGATGAGCGAGATCTCGACCTCGGCCTCCTTGATTCGATCCCAGTCATCTTTTTCACGCTCGTAGTAGCCTAAGACGTGTTTCTCTACCGCCTTGAGCGTTTGGGGTGCGAGGTATTGCCGTTCTCGTTTGGAGAGGTACTGGTAGTTGATGTTCAACCACGCCTGAATCTGATCGAGTGTGACCGTGGATTCTTCTCCTCGCAAGACGGCCTTGTGAATGTCTTCAATGGTTTGATGTACCAAGGTACCGAACAACTGAGCGCCAGCACGGATAGGATTGAATTCCAGTTCTTTGAAAAATCGGTATTGTTCGGCGCAATTTTCGAACACCGTGATGTGCGAGGTGAACGAGTACTCGCGCTTGAGATTGATCTGCTTGACGGCCTCGAGGGTCAACGCCGACAGATCAACGTCACGCCAACTAGGTAGTTCGTAAAACAGGCGCTCGAAGTATTTGGACGGCGATTTGCCGCGTCCCTGTTTTTCTTGGGCAGCCAGTACCAACAGATTTTGGGCGCGGGAGAAGGCTGTGTAGAACAGTCGCCAGAAATCGAAGTTCTTGATGTGGTCAAGCGGTTCGAAGCGTTCCTTGGACAAGTAGCCGCCGTCTTCCAACAGTACATCAAGCGCGCCGTACTGCTTGCGTGGCACCGCTTCCAGCGAACCGCACATCACGACCGGAAACTCCAGCCCCTTGGACTGGTGAATGGTCAGGAACGAGACGCAGCCCTTGGGCGCGTACTCGGCCTCATCCTCGTACTCGCCGATGCCACCATCCTGCAAGAAGCGCAGGAACTGGTTGAACAAGTCGCGCAGATTTTTTTCCAGCCATTCCGGATTGAGCACGCTGACAAAGTGTAGGTACTCGAACTTGGTGAGCAACTTGGAGAAAGTGCCAAGGTTGCGCGCGGCACGCCCCTTATCCACGCCTTGCACGGCCTCCTCAGTGAGGAAGCGCGAGAACAGCGGGAACTGCAGCAACTGATAGAACAGGCCGGAGAAGGAGTAGTCGGTGTTTTGCGTCAACACGGCGTGGCGTTTGGCCAGCGGGCGTGCCCAGTCCAGCAGCGGCTTGTTTTCCGGCTTGCGCAGTTCATCGATGAAGGGTTTGAAGCACTGGTGATCGTAGTAGTCCCAGATGGGCAGCGAGACGCCTTCGGCCCATGCCCGCACTTTGGGAAACTGAGGGAACAGGAAGATCAGTGCGCCGATCATTAGGCGAATTTCCTCGCGATCGAAAAACATGTTCGAGCGGGGCGAGAAGACGGGGACGCCCTGCTCTTCGAGGAAGCATGCCAGCGCCACGACCTTGTCGTTCTTGACCGAGCGGAACAAGAAGGCCACCTGATTCCAGTCCGCGAGCTGGCCCGAGGACTTCAGGCCATTGAGGAAGGCCAACACCTCGGCGTGCCAATTGGTGGTGTCATCCTTGTCATCACTGGCCGCCAGTCGCACCGCCGTCGGTAGATCAGGAAAATCATCTTCGCGTGGGACGATCTGCTTGGCAAAGCGAAACACACGCGTGCCGTCGTCCCATACCTGCTCCTTCATCCACTCGTTGTAGAGGCGGATGATGTCCGGGTGTGAGCGATAGTTGACGGTCAGTTTGACCTGCTTACATTGCCCGTCGTTGAACAGTGCCGGGAACTCCAAAATGTTGCGAATAGTGGCCCCGCGAAAACGGTACAAGCCCTGGTCGTCGTCGCCCACCACGCACAGATTGCGGTGCTCGCCCGCCAGCAGCAGAAGAATCCGTTCCTGAATGGTGTTGGTGTCCTGGTACTCGTCCACCATCAGGTGCGTGAGTTTTTCGCGCAGTTGCGCCAAAACCTCGGGGCGCTTTTCCAGCAACTGCAGGGCCTCGTATTGGATGCCAGAAAAATCCAGAGAGTTGTGCTCGTTCAACAGTTCTTGATACTTAGCGAAGCAAGTGGCCAGTGCGCGGATTTCTGGCTCGGGAGCAGCCACCAGCGTGGCTGCGTCAAGCGCTTCTTCGCTGACCTTGTTGAGCCACTTGAGCAAGTTCTCCGACTGGGTCCAGCGGCCTGTCTGGTCGTCGCCCATGACTAGCTCGGCGTCCGGCAATCCACGGAAGTCTTTGATGTGTTGGTACAGGAAGTACTGCTGATCGAATTGGTCAAACAGCGTGAAGCTGCGTTTGAGCCGGGTGAATTCGCGGTAGTCTTCCAGCAGCCGCAGGCAGATGGAATGGAACGTGCCGAGATACATCTCGTTCAGGTTGAACTGGATGTTCAACTCGGCGAGCCGGTTAGAGATGCGGGTTGTGAGCTCGCGCGCAGCTTTGTCGGTGAAGGTGACGACCAGCAGTGATTCGGGGGCGACTCCCTTGTGTGTGATGAGATAGACGATCCGCTCGACCAGCGTGAAGGTTTTTCCCGATCCGGGCCCCGCGATGATGAGCACTGGGCCATCGGTGGCCAGAATGGCCTCAAGCTGCTGAGGATTGGCCTTGGACTGGAGTGCGGTTGCGTTCGCGCTCATTCCACCCCCTCGTTGCCATCCACAGTCGTCTTGCTGATGCTGCTGGCGATCCACTGCTTCAGATCGCTCTGCCTGAAGCGCCATGTCCCTCCGAGCTTAAAGGCAGGGAGTTTGCCACTGGCGGTCAGACGATAGACCGTGCGTTTGCTTGCCTTCAGATAAGCAGCAACCTCATCAATCGTGAGGATCTCGTCCGGTTGGTCGCTCATCAGCCTTCCCATGTCATTTGCACCGATCTTGGTTCGTTCTATATCTTGTCATAATATTCTGAAATTGAGCAAGCTTGGGCAAACTTGGCATTAATTAGATGCCGGACCGTGAGGGGGCGATGGTGGCATCGAACTACGAGGCGATCTGCGAAGAAAATCAGCGGCGCTATGGCACTGACATCGGTCGGATTGGCCCGATGCTGCTCGCCGACCGCTACGACGATAGGACGCACTTCATTTTTGAACTGCTTCAGAATGCGGAGGATGCGCTCAGTCGACGGGGTGATGCGTCCGGGCCGCGCAAGGTCACTTTCGAATTGGCCCCGACCCGGTTGTCTCTTTCCCACTTCGGCAGGCCGTTCGACGAGGCCGATGTGCGAGGCGTGTGTGGCATTGCCGAAAGCACCAAGGACAAGTTCTCCATTGGTCGGTTCGGTATCGGTTTCAAGTCCGTCTATACATTCACCGACTGTCCTGAGATTCATTCCGGCGAAGAGGATTTCGCCATCAAGGACTACGTGCAGCCACGGCGGGCAGCTCGAACGGAACGCGAGGCGGGTGAAACGCAAATTGTCCTCCCGCTCAAGGCTGGCGACGACACCGCGCAGGAGGAAATAACGGCAGGGTTCCGACATCTGGGCCCCGGCGCACTATTGTTCTTGAGGCACATCGAAGAGATCAACTGGAGCGTCAAGGGTGGTGCGTCCGGGTTTTACCTGCGCAATAGCCCTGAAGCGTTCGGAAACAACGTCCATCGCATCACGGTGATCGGCCAAGAGAGTGGAAAAACCGAAGTTGATCAGAACTGGCTGGTGTTTCACCGCGAAATGTTCTCGGATACGCAAGATGCTGTCGGTCGCGTTGAGATAGCGTTTTCGCTGGTCGCGGTCAAAGACCAACCAGGTCGCTGGGTGGTTCAGCCAGTGGCTTCGTCGCCTCTGGTGGTGTTCTTCCCGACAGTCGTGCAGACCAATCTCGGCTTTCTTGTGCAGGGGCCGTATCGCACGACACCCAGTCGCGACAATATTCCACGCGGAGAGCCTTGGAATCAGCATCTGGTCAAGGAAACATCCAGCCTGCTGGTGGATGCACTGCGTTGGTTGCGAGACAACGCGATGCTGGACACCTCAGCTTTGCGTTGTTTGCCTCTTGATCGAGACAAATTTCCCGCAGATGCGATGTTCGCTCCCATTTTCGAGGGCGTTCGGCAGGCCCTGTTGAGTGAGCCGCTACTGCCGCGCTTTGACGGTGGTTTTGTGCCAGCCTCCCAAGCGAAACTGGCGCGTACGCAGGAGTTGCGTGATCTGCTTAATCCGGGGCAGATTGAGGCGGTGTTCGGCTCCAAGGCCTCGGCGTGGCTGACTGGTGCCATTACCCCGGACAGGCAGCCGGAGATTCGCTCCTACCTGATGCAGGAACTGAACGTTGTCGAGGTGACGCCAGCCACGCTTGTTCCGCGTTTGACCAAGTCCTTTCTCGAAGCCCAATCCGACGATTGGGTGGGGCGACTCTACGAGTTTTTGAATGGCCAAGAAGCCGCCTTGCGCCGCAGTCTTGACAAGATTCCCTTGGTCCGCCTCGAAGATGGAACTCACGTCGTTGCTCGCGAGAATGGGGTGGCCAAAGCCTTCCTGCCAAGCGCCATCAAAACCGGCTTTCCAACGATTCGCCCTGCAGTGTGCGCGTCGGAAGACGCGGAAAACTTTCTCCGTGCACTCGGCATCACTGCTCCCGATCAAGTCGATGACGTGGTGTTGAACCTGTTGCCGAAGTACCGACAAGAGACGGTCTCGGTCAACGAAAAGGACTACGCAGCTGACATTGAGCGCATTCGTAAAGCGTTCAACACCGACTCGAAAACCCAACGAGAAAGACTGATTGCCGCGTTGCGCACCACACCTTTCGTAATGGTGGTCGACGCCAGCGACGGCAAGGGATACATCGCCAAACCAGGAGAAATTTACCTTGCCACAGATCGTCTGAAGCAGCTTTTTGCAGGCGTTCCGGACGTTCTCATCGTTGATGACACGTACGATTGCCTGCGCGGCGAGAGCTTGCGCGAGTTGCTGGAAGCGTGCGGTGCCGTCCGATACCCGCGCCCCGAGGAGGACCCGCATGCGCTCACACGAGACGAGCGCGCTGAGCTCCGGCGACAGACGGGCCACGTAGAGACGTCAGGCATCAATGATCGTGTTGTGGATTGGGTGCTTCAAGGTTTTAGTGAGCTGATTGCCATGTTGCCAAAGCTCGCACCCGAGAAACGTGCCGAGCGCGCTCGCTTAATTTGGGAAAGTCTGGGCGATCTTGAGGAACGTCGAGGGCGCGGTATTTTTGAAGGCTCATACAGCTGGTCGCACTACGGTGACCGCAGGACGCCTCCTTTTCCGGCTGCTTTCCTTCGTCAGTTGAACAAGGAGGCTTGGGTGCCGGATGTCAATGGCGATCTCGTTTCGCCGAATCTTCTGGTGTTCGACACTCTTGATTGGAAGCCCAACCTCTTCTTGCTGTCCAAGCTCGCATTTAAGCCACCAATCATCGACCAGCTGGCCAAAGAAGCTGGTATCGATCCTGCTGCCCTTGATTTGCTTCGAAAGCTCGGCATTACCAGTGTGGCTGATCTGACCTCTCGGCTTGGTATCACTGGCGGATCTCCAGAGGATGAAACTTCTACAGAGGATGCGCCGTCTGATGACGTGTTGGTTGAAGATGATGCGGACGACGCCAAGCCAACTGGTGAGGATGTCTACGACGACGCGAAGGAGCTGTATGGCGAGGGCATGCCAGACATTCCTCAGGGTACGCACGACCCGGACGGCGGCGACGGCATAACGACTGGTTCAGGTCGTAGTGGCCACGGCGGTACTGGTACTGGAACGCCACGTGGTGGCGGTCAGGGCAACGGCGGGGTGCGCGGCGGTGGCTCTGGCGGTCACACTGATGGTGGTGGCAAGAGCAACGAAGCCAGCAGCGGAAGACATGGACAGCGAACGCCAGGCTCGGCGGGTGGGAGACCGTTCATTTCCTATCTTGGCACTCATTCCGACGACGAGGAAATCGATCCAGATGGACTTGATCAGGCAACACGTATGAAGATTGAGGATCAGGCCATCTCCCTGATCATTTCGCTCGAATCATCACTGCAACGCACGCCGGACGGCAACCCCGGTTTTGATCTCTTTGAAGCCAACCGCAATGGACAGGCTGTTCGATGGGTCGAGGTCAAGTCGATGACGGGCAGTTTGGCTACTCGCCCCGTGGGGATATCACGCGCGCAGTTCGATTTTGCTCGCACGAAAGGGGACGCCTTCTGGCTTTACATCGTCGAGCACGCGACTTCCCCTGAAAAGGCTCGGGTGCTCAGGATTCGGAACCCCGTCGCCCATGCACGTACGTTCACTTTCGATAACGGTTGGAGCCAAATCGCCCAAACGGAACCACCAGAATCGTCTCAACCGAAAGCTTGATCCATGTCCTCACTTAAATCCATGCCAGAAATTTCGCTGGGACACCCTGCACTCAAGCAGCGTCACCGCTTGGTGCGCGACGGCCATCCGACCAATTTGAGCCTGCGCATTCACAGAGCATTGAGCTGGCTCAATCGCGCCGAGCAGTCGGAGGACATGGATGGAAAATTTATCTTCCTGTGGATTGCTTTCAATGCTGCCTATGCGCAGGAACTCGACGACAGCGATCGCACGTCTGACAAAGCCACCTTTACGGCTTTTCTTCAAAAGCTTTGTGACCTCGATACCAATAAGCATATCGATGGCCTGATCTGGAAAGAGTTCTCCGGCAGCATCCGTACGTTGCTCGACAACCCCTACGTTTTCCATTTTTTCTGGGAATTCCAGCGTGGTCGGATCGGTGAGGTCGAATGGAAAGAGCGGTTCGCCAGTGCGAAGAAATCGGCACAGGTTGCCCTGACCAGCGGCAATACCCCCATGCTGCTTTCGGTCATGTTCAACCGCCTCTACACGCTACGCAATCAGTTGTTCCACGGTGGTGCGACCTGGGATGGAAAAGTCAATCGAGAACAGTTGCGTGATTGCACTCGTCTGCTGGGCAAACTCGTTCCCCTGATCATTGTGCTGATGATGGACAACCCAAACGCGCTGTGGGGTGACGCTGTCTATCCCGTCGTCGATCAGAATACCTAACTGGGATATTTTCATCTTTGGGCTTCGATTGCCCGGCATGCCCTTGATGTGCCCCATGCTGTTTATGTACAAGGTTGCGGCGAAATTAGCGAAATTAGCGAAATTAGTGTGCTGACAAGCACTTACGACCGATTCATCTCCGCGAAATTAGCGAAAAAATCCCCCGCCTTACTCTGTGGCCAGTCGGTACACCCGCTGTGGCGCACCCGGTGCACCGTCGGCGCGTTCACCCCACTGCACTGTGATCTTGGGTGGCGAACTGGCCAGCAGGTGCTCAAGGCTGGCATCAATCCGTGCCTTTGGCACCTTACCCCGGAAACATTCCGAGCTGATTTGGCTGCGTGTGGCCTGCCCGTGCCCGTGCTCGTGCAGGAAGGTCAACACACGGTTTGCCAGTTCCTGCACTTGCGTCAGTTTTGTATCTTCAGCGGCGCTGCTGAACACGAAGCGCACAGACGCCGTTGCGTGCTGAATCCAAGCCATCGCGGCGTCGATGTGCGGGACATCAATGCGGGTTTGCAGGTCAGTCAGTGCCATCAGCATGGCCAGCCGGAGCAGCATAGGCGCGCGACGCTCCAACATTGCACCAATTGCACCATCGTCGACGCCATCGTGCAGTTCACCCCGGTAGAGCTGGGCGTAGCGCCACTGCGCCTGCGGCGTCAGTTCCATCTTCAGGTGTTCACGTTCGTCGTGCCGGGCAGCGCGGACGAAGGCCAGCACCTCCAGCGTTCGACTCGCCAGATGCTCGACCACCGCTTGCGGCGTTTCCTTCGGAAACGGCAACATCCGCGACCGCTCGGCCCAGATCATGAGAAACCGGTTGGCAAAACCGTTGCTCATTTCGCGGGCGCTCATCAAGCCCCTCAGTTCGCTGGGCGAGATCGCACCGCTCAGGCAGACATGCGGATCGCTGGCGTAGACCCGGTTGGATTTCGTGGCAGGTTTCAGGTCGATACCGTCCCAGCAATCACGCAGCGCCGCCGACAGTGTGTTGCCATCGCGCCGTCCCTGATGCAGCACGTTAGCGAATTCGGATTCAACCACCCACAGTCGCTTGTCCTCAATGGCGGGGACGTCATGCCGACCTTGCCGGTAGCCGTCGTGGATCAGCGCCGCCAGACCTTCGCGCGTGGACAATCCGCCTCGGTGGACTTGAGGCGCGAACACATCATCGGTTGCCCGCAAAGCCGCGTCGATGCGTAGCACCAGCGACACCGCGTCGCCCTTGCGCCCACGACCGGAACGCCCGATGTGCAGGCAGAATAACCGAGTGTGGTGCCGGGTGTTGCCGATGGGCAGGTACACGCCACGCCCGACCGCGCAAGACAGATACGCCATGAAGTTCGCCGCTATGGCGTGGGCATTCGTCTCTGTCCCTTCACTGCCCGCTCGGGCCACATCGCCAACCAGGCCATACAGGCAGATGGGGTCAGGTTGTGGTGCATTGCGATGGGTGTGGGGTGAATCGTCATCCATCTGCTCGTCACCGGAAGATGAGTTGACTTTGGCTCCGTCAAGTAGACCTTGCGCTGTCGGTGGGGGCAAAAAATCGCTGCTGTGCATTCATCTATGCGTCGAGTGATTCGCATTCCACGATGAATTTGAACTCCGTCAGAATCTCTGGGTAGTGCTGTTGCAAGTACCGCTCAATCTCGGCGTTTTCCAGCCATTTGGCTAGGAGCTTGCTGGCCAGCAGTAAATTGAAAACATCCTGGCTGAAGGTTTGTTCCGCAAGTTTGTATTGCTCTTGCAGATTGCTCATCTCGCGCTCCATGTTGGCCATCTGTGTCGGACTCACACCGGCGACTTTTTTGGCGACGACCGCATCCACCAGCTGGTTCGGAGGTGTCGCCGCATACAGTGCATTGGCATAGGCCAGGGTGACACAGTTGGCGTCCACCATCAATTCAACGCACTCGACTTGGCGCATCGGCTTCATTCTTTTCAAAATGGTGCCAAGGTCGGCTGCAAATTGCTGATCTTTCAGGAGTGCCACGGCCTCTGCGCAGATGCCGTCGAGCAGATTGAGCTTGCGGGTGATGGTGGAGACGTCCAGGTCCAGTGCATCGGCCAGACGTTGCGCCGTGACGCCTTTTTCAACTGCCCTGCGAAGCATCACATGTTCTTGAATGGATGACAGCCGATTGATCCGGGTGTTGTAGGTGTAGCTTTCGTCATCCGTGGACTCCAGACACAACGCTTCGGTGTGCTCCAGCGATCGGAGTGCCAGCAACCGCAGATGACCGTCAAGCAGGATGCGGTGCCCCGTCTTCTTATCCGCAGGCCCGACCGTCAATGGCTCGATGAGTCCGACTGCCTTGATGGAGGCTTGGATTTGCATGAATTTTCGGGTGGTCAATATTCTGGAAAGCGCTTTGCGTGACGGCAGAATCAGGTCCAGAGGAATGGAGAGCGGATTGAGCAGGAAGGCAAGGGACAGTTGCGCCATTTCATGCTCCTTTCGGCCATACACGTTCGGCCAGGTACGTTGGCAAGGTGTCCAATCCCTCCGCCCGAAGCAGGGTTGTGAAGTGTTCATTCACCAGGAGTTGTCCCAAGGCGCCGATCACGAACAAGAGGCGTTGCTGGGCAGCCCCCGCTTTTTTGACCATCAGCTTTTGGCGATCTACTTCCTTCTGATAAGTTCTGACCAGGCTTGATGCCGTGATGTCCACCGCCACACGCTGTGTGCCTCGACCCAATGCGCGCCCAAAGGTCTGGCGCTTTTCGATGACTCGACGGGCTTGGATCAACTGCTTTCCACGCAGCAATCCGGACTCGTAGGCTTCTTGCAGTGCGGCCTGCACCGCCTCATTGTTGTTGCCAGCGCCCACAATGGCCAAAGCCGCATTCAGCGGTATACGGCCGCTCTCTACCGCCACCATCAGGCGCTCCTCTCCATTCTTGATGAGGAGCATGATCCCCTGCACGTAGTCAACGCTCAGGCCGGTTTTCTTGGCGATGGTTCTCTTGTCATAACCCTTGGCCACCAGTTGCTGGATGCCCGCCAGCAGTTCGAGGGGGCTGGACTTGCGACGGGCGATGTTTTCCACCATGCTCATGATGAAGGCGTCTTCATCACTGACATCCACCACCAGTGCTGCAATGGCGGTCTCGCTCAGGGCCATGAACGCTTTGAGTCTGCCCTCTCCACAAACGAGTACGTATTTTTCAGCGCCATTGTCCCCAGGGCGTGGGGTCACGGTGATGGGTTTTTTGAGTCCGACGGATTTGATGTTCTCGACAATACCCTCGAAAACCTGCTTATTGCGTTCACGCGGATTGAGCACCTCGATCCGGTCGACAGGGATCATGCGCAGATCGCCCACAGGCTGCTTTTTGGTCATGCTGCCCTCCGCAGGCGTGTGCGCTGGGCCATGCCATAGAAATATTCCAAGGTGTCAAAACGGTAGCTTTCAATTTCGATGGCATTGTGATCGGCCAGACTGATGCGCGGCTGCCCGAAATCCAGGCGAGGAAGAAGGTAGTAGTCCATGGGCGCATCGTTGGTATGGTTCAGCCGCACGGCCACCGTGATGTCAGGCGCCAGGCTGGTGTCAAAGCGCACCTTCCAGCGGTTGCGCCCGTTGTCATGGGTTTGGCAGCGCGCCAGCACCAGGGACGCTGTGAATTCCCTGTTGACCAGTAGCAGGTCTGTGGCGGGATCTCTTTCAATAGTGCCACCCAACTCGCCGATGGCTTGTTCTGTCTGCGCGACGATTTGTGGGTGTAGTCGTCGCAGGAACTGATTGGCTTCCAGGTACCGGTAATCCCGATCGGGTGTGAACCCCACTGTCTGGTAGGCGCGAATCAGGCTTCCGAATTTGTGGATGTAGGCCGAGGAGGAGGGCATTCCCTCGGTTTCGTCAATGATCAGTCCCGACAGATACCCCCGGTGTTCATAGAGATTGCGCAGCTTTTCGATCAACTCTTCCATGCTGTAGCGGTGCGTGCGTCCGCGAATGATCCCTTGTGCCATGTAGAACGTTTCTGGCGGCACGATGGCTGCGAAGGCACCTTCCTTTCTGACCCACTTGTCCGGCTGATTGACGGTGCGCAGCATCTTGAGCTTGAACGAGACGCGGTTGAACACGTTGTTGCCGATGTACTTTTCGTTGGTCAACACCTCGTGTACCGTGGCACGTGTCCAGTTGCGACCCAGGTCGCTGCAGATGCCTTGCTCGTTGAGACGGGCTGCAATTTCAGACTCGGACAAACCATCCTCTGTGAACCAGCGATAGATCTGGAGCACGTTTTGAACCTCGACGTCAGGCCCCGGCATCAAGATGACACGGTCGGTTTGTAGGCTTTTGTGCTCCCCGCGCGCCAGTTCTGCCTTCACAGATCCAGACTGGTCCAGTAGCACGCGCCGCAGTCCATAACCGGCAGGGCCGCCCTGGCGGTAGCCCAGTTCGATGAGTCGACACTGACCGGCAAACACCTTGACCGAGAGTTCCCGGCTGTATTCACCGGCCATGGCGCGCTTGACGCCTTTGACGATCGTGGAAACCGGGGACCCGTCGTTGTCGAATTGTTCAGCGACGTACCGGACGTGAACGCCTTTGCGCTTGAGAAGGTGTTCGTAGTACGCCGCTTCGTCAGGGTCCTGAAACCGTCCCCAGCGGCTGACGTCGTACACCAAGACTAATTTGAAGTCGATGGCCCCGGCGTCCACGTCTCCGAGTAGCTGCTGCAGGGATTTGCGCCCGCCGATGTTCAGACCGCTTTTGCCATCATCGGCGTAGGTGCGAACAATTTCAATGCCTTGAACGCGGGCGTACTCGCGGATTTTGTCGGCCTGGTTTTCGGTGGAGTACTGCTGGTGCTCCGTTGACATGCGCACGTATTCAGCGGCGCGAATGCGTTTGGACGGTTCTGGCTGATCTTCTGTGACCTCATTGTTTTGCATAGCACCCAATCGTTCAACGTTTGTAATGGGGGCTCTCGAGCCTGCGTTTCACTACGCCGCAAGCCATGGTGCTGACGGTTGTCAGCGCCGACGTACCGGTGAAGCGGTTGCCATGCAGGTGTTCGGGAGCCTATTTGGACGCAACGGTAATGCCAGCGGGTCAATTCGTCGAACGAGTTATATCTTTGCACTCGTTCTCTTTGCACGGGCACTCCGTGCATACGAGGGAGATTTCAGCAATCCACTCGTCGCTCTTAGCAGCGCCCAAGTTGGGGATGAACTGGATTCGGTACAACCCAGACAGCGGAGCCGAAATTATTTCGGAATTGGTGAGCTGCTTTTTTCTGGCATCTTTTCCGTTACTCCGGTAGTTGCGCCAATAATCCGGATTGCGATCCAGCCAAGCTCTTTGGGCGCGGGCTTTGTTGTCGAGGTATACCTCTCCGGTGCGTGGCCGGGTTTGCCGCCAGCGTTTGCGCCGTTCTGCCTGGCAGGTCGGTGTGGAGCAGTAGGTTTGTTTTTTGACCCGTGGGTCAGGCTGGAAGGACTGGCCGCAGCAGGCGCAGACTATTGGGTGCATCAGATTTCTCCATACGAAATTCGTATGGGAACCGCCAAATTACTTGATGCTGGGCGCGGTGGCGCCTTTCGTTGCCGTGGATGTTGTGCTCAGCGCAAGGCGTTGAGCATTTTTTCGGCTTCTGGCCAGGGCAAACGGCGCTTGCCAAGCTTCATTCTGTCGAGGGCCTTGAAGGCGTCGTCGACCGTCAGCAACTGGTTTTCAATCATGGCGCACAACAGCCCAATGGTGCCCATGACGTTGACCTGCTTCTCGACTTTTTGCCACCAGAGGCAATCAAGTCAGCAGTGGTTTTCACTGGCAGCGCAGAGTTCAAGACCGATATGCCCTCCGGCGTTTACACGCTTTCAGGACTCATTGATCACCTGAAGTCAGCCACTGAAGAAGTCATGTCCCTGAATCGAGTTCATTTCTGCGTCGGTCGTTTGGAGACAGCTCGACTTGCCATTACCGGGCAGACGGATGTCGAGCATGTGAAAAGCTTGCAACGCAAGCATGGTCGTCCGAGGTAGTCCCCTCATTTCCGCACAAACAAGTTACGCCCACAGGCTTGATCCCTAGGATTTGACGTGAACTTGAGAGACGGCTCTCAAGAAGCTTTCAGGGGATTCGTATGGAAAAACTGGTGCTCGATGAGCACGATCTGTCTGCGCGTTGGGGTGTGAATGTCAAAACGCTAAAGCGTTGGCGAAACGAAGGGCGCGGACCGCGTTACATAAAAATTGGAAGATCCGTCACCTATCTTCCGAAAGACATTGAACACTTCGAGACCCATGCTCTATACATAAAGGGCAGTAGTGCTGGCGCTGTTGAGCCTTTGTCGCTGGGCACGACTACCCCAGTGCATAGCCGCGCGGTGATTCCGGCTGGTCCTTAGTCTCCCCAGCAAGAAATCGTTGACTTGATGGCCACAGCGTTGTTGCGTTTGCGCGCAGCTGGACCGCCACCCAGTCATCCATCACAAACTCCCACTGTCAATGAAGTTGGCAGAGAGGTGCTTGAACGTCGTCGGTTTGGCGTGCGTGTGTTGAGCCGAATGACGGATGAGGGTTGACGGGGGAAAACCGAGGCGTGTGCGTAAATGAGGGTAGTGGCTACCAAGCGCCACGAACCTCTCATGAGCTGCAAACTGAGCTACTGACCTCACATGAGTGCGGGATGAGGGTTCGTGGTGATGGGGAACTTGACCACCAATTTAAACCCTAGCAATAGAAATGTTGCTAGGGTTTTCTGTTTTAAGACTACGGTTGAGGACTTGTTCTAATGAATGAGTCCAATACTCAAACCATACAGGCAAAGCACCTCCGCAGGTTG